ATGATCGATATAACTCTGTTAACATTATATGTGTGAGGAATAAATGACTGATCATTCTGAAGGTTATATGTGTAAAACCGATTTCGAATATGAACTTGGTAATGCTTCTGGTGGAAATGTTATCTACCCGTCTTTGATCGATCTGCAAAAACACAAAAGATGCTGGGAATCCTGCGGCGTCGTGCGTGTTAGTATTCACTTCGAAGAAATTGTAATAGAAGAAAAAGACAGGGATGATCCTGATGACTGATACTTGTAAAATCTGCCAGAGAACGCTAGTGGAAGGCCCCAGCATAGATGTGCATCATCTTATCCCAAAGCTAAAAGGTGGCCGAAAAGGACCAACGGTGGTTTTACATACCGTATGTCATACAAAGATACATTCAGTATTCACGGAATCTGAATTGGCAAAAAAATATAATACAATTGAAAAACTTTTAGAACATGAAGAAATTCAAAAGTTCGCAACATGGGTTTCTAAAAAAGACCCAGAATTTTATGAAACAAACAAAGAAATGTCTTCAAAAAAGAATAATCGAAAAATTCGCTAGAATCTGATCAAACCAAACTTCTAGCTACATCGATCATACTATTGATGTTATTTTGTCTCTTAACAAAATGAGCAAATAGTTTCATAGTATTAAAGGCATCAACATCGGCTCGATGTGCTTTGCCATCAAAGCTAATTTTATTTTGACCCATTACAGAACTAAGACCACCGCTTGGATTTTTTCCCTTAGCGATATTCAAAAATGTATGGATGGTTTTCACATCAATCCATCTCCTCCCAAAATGCGGGAAAGGTATATTTCGATCTCGGATTTCTTCCAGAAGTTCAGACGAATCTCCGCCGCCCCAAACAATGGGGTTCATGAAAGTATCATGTTCTACAATCAAGGCGCTTAGTTCAACAGCCATTTGATCATGGCTTACCGCATGATCCGAAATATCCTGATCTGTGATTCCAGTCAAACCGACTATGAAATCAAAAATAGGCTCTTGTGGGTCAATGTACCACTTCTTTGTTAACCATTCAGATGAGGGTGTAGTAATATCTGCAATGCAAATACCAACTTGAATAATTTTTGGCCGAGGCGTTTCTGCTCCACCATTGTTTAATTCAAGATCAAGACTTAGAAACTTTTTCATTTTCGCTTTCAACTAATCTAATAATTCTAGGCATTTTAACCATTTGTATAATATGATCAATGATTGCGGGACGAATATCACCAATCAATCGAGTTTTTTCAAAACCATATTCATCCGAAAGATGATCAAGAAAATTCAAAACTTCGTCATCCGTGATTGGATATTGTGTCAAATTGCGCATATTCGTCCTTTCGTACACTTGGGTTCCAAAACAAAGTAAACAACGCTGCATCATCTTTAGATGAAAATGATGGAAAGAACTTATATTTTAAAATAGTATAATCTCTTTCAACCGTTTTTAAAGACCAAGAATACCAACTATCTTGCAAATTAGCAATAATCCATTCATTCATACCAGCAGGATTATCTGTAAACATTTCGAATGCATATGGCAAATAATTATCCCAAACCGTGATATTTTTTGCCCTACGATTAGAATCAACCTGCAACTTTCTCATATTATTCTCCATCATCCCCAATAAAGCTTAAACAATGTTGCGGCATTTGTATCATTAAATACAAAAATATCCGATTTACTAAAGTATTTCCACTTTCCTGGGATATTGATTTCACACCACTCTTCTATTTCTGGAGTATGCGCTATCTCAATTATATTAGGCGAAAAAGAAACTATTTTCTTTATAACATTTGCATGTTCAATATTTTCTTTTTCAAGTTTCTCTACTTTTTCTTCGGCTATATTCATTCTCGTGACATAACTAGAAAATGTTCGCAAGAATGACTGCGCCGACCGATATTTCCATTCCAACTCTCCTGAAAAATCTGTTGGAAGCCGCCGTCTTTTAATAAGCCTATCTATATGCTCGTCATAGTGCAAACGATCTAAAGCTCGCATACAAAGGCTCAATATTTCATAGCGTTCGTCTTTATCTGGATTATGAAACCATGATCGTATTATAGCAATAATATCAAATAGGTTATAGTTCATATTCTACCACCTCAATTTAAACATGATTGCATCTTCTTCCAATTCAAAATGAATAATATACCCATTTACGGTAACAGAATGATACCCATGCCATCTACCGCGAAGTTCGGCAACAATGTAATTAATCCGTTCTTGTAATTTTTCATTAAAATTTCCAATACCAATAAAGTCTCCAAAGCAAACTGATATTTTATAAGGAAGAAATAATTCTATATCAGCCGCTAAGAAAGAAATAACCTTTCTTGTATCTTTATCGATATTAATTGTTCTAATGTAATTTGTCCTGACCCAAAATCAAACCGCCGCATTCAACTATCCCCAATGCATCTTGAATGCTATAGCATCAAATGAGTTTTCAAAAAAGTATTTTCCACTAGGTAAATGATCGGCACTCCACCTCCCAGTAAGATTTTCGATAATCCAATCTTCTATTTCTTCATCTGGAAAATCCGGACTAACCAACCCAAAATCAATGATATGCGGAAGATCGGAATCCCTCCATTTATTAAAAGTTCCAATCATCTTCAGCCGCGCCAAGAAGGCTGGCCGCGCATCATCATTATCTATTACAGGAGGTAATTTCATGGTAACTTTTCGCGTATTTTGGCAAACTATATGATATACCATTTTTTATCCCAACATTTTTTGACCACCGTATTTTTTCAAGCCATATTGCTATTATTGCTCATAATTTTTTTTTGTCAAGAGAACACCACTGTTATTAAATACTGTGTTTAATGATGCCTAAATAAACTTATGAAAGATAAACGTAGACTTATTAATCAGTTACCTGCTGTATTCCAGACAGATACTTTAAAAAACTTTTTTGCAGCAACCCTAGATCAATTAGTTCAACCGGGTTCGTCCGAAAAGATTAGTGGGTATATAGGCCAGAAGCCTGTATATTATAATCCTATAAAGGATTTTTATATCTCTGAACCTACAGATGAGAGGCAAGAGTATCAATTAGAACCAGGAATGGTTTCAATTGATAATACTAATACTGTTTCTGCTAGTTTATCATATGATGACTTATTGCATTATATTAAATCACAAGGTGGATTAACAAATAATCACAGTAGATTATTTGAAGGCGATTATTATTCTTGGGTTCCGCCAGTAGATATAGATAAGCTGAATAATTATAATCATTATTTATGGCTAGGGTCGTTAACAGAATCCGAGCATTCTAAAACACAAATTGTTTTACGGCCACCAGAAATAAACTATGCATATGATGGTGTTCAAACGATATATCCATTGCCGCCAGTAATAAGTTCAATTTCTAAAAATGATGAATATCCCGTTGTTTTAATTAATGGTAAGCGGATTGATGCGCAATTTGATAATAATGGTAATGCGATTATTGGCACTGGATATATAAATGTTAGGGATATTATTACTACTATAAGATACGGCGATCTCTCAAAAATTATTTCCGAAAAATCTGCATTTGACTACACAAATTTTATATCATGGCAGTCTACTACTTCTGGATTTAAAAATGAATATACTATGACCGGAACGACTGGAAATGTTCAATTTTTTGTAAATGGCGAAGCATTATCTAGGAAAATTAACTTTAATAATACTATTACCCAAACAATGAATGATGTAATTGCGGATGTAAACTCTAATACAAACAGTTTATACATTCTATCTTCTGTGTCCTCAAATAAATTTTCTATAAATGTTGCTACCGAATCAGTAATGGTCGTATCATCGGGTGATATAAAAATTACTCTAAATTCTGCATCTCCTATTATATCAGTTTCTAAAAAATACAGAGTGGGTGAGCTAATTTATACTCCTGATTATGCGGCGTCATATAGATGTATAGTCGCTCACGTAGCGGATACTGCATTTTCTCGTGATAGTTCTAAATGGGCAATTTCTACAAATGCAAGCACCGTTACCACTGGAACAAGACTTAAACTCATTGATGGAATAGGAATTAGACATTTTTTTGTTGATGGGGTGGGAACATCTATAGTTCTTAACGAAGATCATACCTCTGACCATAACGGTCGCTCTCCATTATATACTATCATAGATCGCCGCTCGAATGAAAAAAGCCCATGGTCTATCAGAAATATGTGGGTGCATGTTGACTCTTTGATGTGGAATGGAATAGATTATTCTCAATCTGATAGAAAAGCACATAGACCAATAATTGAGTTTTTGCCGAATATTCAATTATTTAATTATGGCTGGAACCGTTTACCCGATGTTCAAGCTATAATGAGCAATGCATCAGTGGTTATATATGATGCGTGGGATTCTCAGCCATATGATAGCAATGTATGGGATAATGAACAAATTGTATTATCTAGAATTAATGGGCAATTATTTGGTAGACAATCCAATCAATTGAATAGCGGAATATCAGTTGATGATGGATATGTTTTGCAACCAAATGATTATTTGTTCGTTCATCAACACGATTCATTAGAACCGCAGTTAAATAATATGATTTATAAAGTCATTTCTCAAGCAGATACTCCACTGGCATATGGAGTTACTGCCGATGTAATTGAGCTTACATTGACGAGGACACCAAAACGTGGTGATATTTTTAGACATATTCCTGGAAATGGTGCTAAAACTGTTTCTACTCGAAATGCTTTTTCTTCTTATACCGAGTATTGGTACAATGGGGTCGAATGGGTAATAGCACAAAGCGCATCTTCTACGCCATTATTTGCGCTATACGATTCTATGAAAAACCGATTGGATGATCAACTCACATATCCTGGGTCAAGCTTTCTTGGAAATAAACTTTTCAGTTATCAAGTCGGAACAGGCGAAAACGATGCCGTTTTGGGCTTTCCATTAAATTATGATTCTTATGCCAATCCCATCTTTAATGTAGATTCTGATATAGAAATTGCCAAATATAATGGGGGTAATATCGAAGGATATTATTATCATAAAATAATTTCAACTGAAATTACCAATGGAGTATCTACGTTTGTTGAAAAATATTCTAATAATTGGTTCGCGCATTCCACACCAAGTTCACAATCATTAGAAAATGGTGTATATACAATTCCACTAAACTTACAAGCTAACCCTAATAACTTGCAAGTTAAAACAATTTCAAAAAGTCAATGGTTTGATCATTTTAGTGAAATAATGACCCTGCAAAAAAACTTTACTGGTCAACCTTATACGAGTAATAATTGGCGAGACACTCATAAAAACTTAAGTGTTGGTACAAAAATTCTACAACATCGTTCTCCTTTATTAAAAACGATGCTAGTTTCTGCTATATCAACATATGATGTTCCTGCTGCCATACGATACGCAGACCAAGAATATACTCGTTATAAAAATAAGTTCATCCAAGCCCTTATTACTATAAGACGAAATGGGACTCTTCTTGATAGCGATCCAGATTCTCTTTGGGTAAAAACTGCCCTTGATCAATTAAAACTTAACAAAACCTCCGATTTTGCTTTTTACGGAAGCGACGTATGTGGTTCCAAATATTTTATTCCACCAACTCCCGCATATATGGGATTAGCAAGGGTAGCAAAACCAGGATTAGTTTATGATTTTTCATTTTCTTCTCCCGTCCTCATGCTTAAAGGACATGATGGAAGTTTATCTCCCGCATTTGGCGATTGGAGAGATTCAAAAATAGTAGCATTTGAACAAAAAATATATGACAGCATATCTCCTCGATTCAAAACCGAAGCTAGACCGCTTGTTGATTTGCAAGCTCGAACCAATTCTGCTTTTTATAATGGGGGAGAATTATATTATACACAGTCCGAAATAAATGAAATGCTCTCCCCATATTTTGAAAAATGGGTGCAATTAAATAAACTAGATTATCATACAAATGAAATGTACATTGAAGATGATCCATTTTCTTGGAATTATTCTGGAACACGCGATGTTAATGGAAATTCTTTACCAGGGTTTTGGAAAGGAATATATTACTATTATTATGATACAGATCGCCCGCATTTGTCTCCTTGGGAAATGCTAGGGTTTGTTGATAAGCCAACATGGTGGGACACAGAATATGGCCCAGCCCCGTATACGAGAGGCAATAAAAAGCTATGGGATGACTTAAGAGATGGTCGTATTCGTAGTGGAGTTCGATCTGGTATAGATTTAAGATATTCTCGCAAAACATTATATAAGTTTTTACCAGTTGATGATGAAGGAAATCTACTAAATCCTCGTTCAGCAAATATAGTAGATAATATCCCAACATATAATGATGCATCCGCACCATGGAAGTTTGGTGATGGATCACCGATTGAAAGTATATGGAGAAGATCGCCATCTTTTCAATTCTCATTAGCAATCGTGACCTTCTTGGCAAAACCATCTCGATTTATAGAACAAGGTTGGGATACTATAAATAATGTTCAGGATAGTACAGGGCAATGGATTTATAACTCAACTGGAAACCGTCCAGAAAATCACCAATTATATATTCATGGCGAGATAGTCAATAATTCGTATGTAAAAAACATTGGCGTCCAACAATGGATAAGCGATTACATAAAATCTACAGGCCAAAGTCCAGAAATATTTGGAAATCATATTAGAGGATTGGACACGAGACTAGTTCATAAGTTGGCTGGTTTTACCACAACTGATAATTTAAATATTATTGCTGATAATTTTGGAAAAATACCTGCCGAAAACATAAGTATAAATTTATACACCTCGCCTTCTATTAGAGAATCATTTTATAGCGGCGTGCTAATAGAAAAAGTAAGCAATGGATGGAAAGTCGTTGGATATGACATACGAAATCCAAGATTTACGATCATTCCACCTATGAAAAATGGTCCTACTGGGATTATAAGTCTATCTACCTCTCAAGAACCTGTTGTAGCGCAATGGAAGACTAATACGTATTATTCTATAAACACCTTCGTTCAATACCAAAATACCGTGTACGCGGCTACCAAGGCACATATGGGCGGAAATGTTTTCGACAATACTTATTGGAAAAATAGTGGAATTGCAGCCCCGCCATCTCCCAGAGTTGTGACATATTTATATGGCACAGACGAAGAAGTGACTGTTCCATATGGTACAGTTTTCAACAGTTATCAAGACATCGCGGATTTCGTATTAGGACATGAGCGGTATTTGGTTTCTAAGGGATGGTCATTCATCAATACCGATACCATGTCGCAAAATACTATTGATTGGTCATCCTCAGTTGAAGAATTTTTAGCATGGTCTCAAGTTAACTGGACTGTTGGTAATTTTATTACTCTTTCTCCCGCAGCCAGTGGGATATCATTTGATGCAAAACAAGGATATATATTTGATATATTGCAGTCAATTACCGGAGCTTACGGTGTAATTAATAGAACCGGTGCTCCTATTGACCGAAACGATGTCATAGTGAATAGAATCGATAATACAGCAGAAATATATTCTAAAAATAATGATCTCTACGGTGTTCGTGTAAATGTTGGACAAATAGAACATATTTTGATTTTTGATAATACGACTATATTTGGTGATTTAATATATGATCCTTTATTCAATCTTCGCCAGCCTCGTTTGTTAGTTATTGGAAATAAGTCAATAAATTGGACTGGTATTCTTGATGCACCTGGATATATACTTATCAACGGTCAAATAAAATCAAACTTTGATAAATCTGCAAATGACTTGCTCACCATGTGGGATATTGAAAAATCCGACAATGCTATATTGAGAGATCATGCCCGTTCTATTATTGGATATGATAATAGAGATTATTTAGAAAGTTTAGTTATTTCGCCAACACAACAATTCGAGTATTATCAAGGATTGATTCACCAAAAAGGTGCCCCTGGAGCATTCGATAAATTGCTTCGTTCTGATTATATCGATCAAAATCGCCAATTAAACTTCTTTGAAGAATGGGCGCTTAGGCTTGATGAATATGGTGCATTATCATCTAAAGAACGAGTTTCTTTTCAAATAAAGCGTTCTAATATTTTGCGCGACCCGCAGTATGTACAATTTAATGTTACGCAAAATGCAATAACCACTAATTATGATAATATGGATTGGATGCAAATAAATGATTCCGTATCAGACGGGATAGATGGAAATTGGATAGAACGTCCTCAAAATCCATTAAACACTTTTCCACAACGTATGGATTTGAAAAAACAAGAACATAATTTTCCAATTTCTGGTTATGTTAGATTAGATGAAATTGATTATTCTGTTTTTTACGGATCAGATTTACCAACAATATATAATGCAGCAATTAATCATCGCATGTATGCCGGTGAAGTTGTGTGGATTCATGAAAATATTAAAACTGTAAATATTGGCAATCCTAGCAACACTTGGTATGTAATCGGCAATTTTATACAAAATCCAGATTCAATTATAAATAAAAACACTCTTGGGTATTGGGATGGAACGGTTGATACAGCCGTAATTAAATCTAGTTACTTGTTTACCGACTCTTCTGGAAACACCGTATTTAAATCTAAAAGCAATGATTCGCCATATATAACGAATTCCTTGGATTTTATTCCAGTAGCGGGTCAAACATATACTATGACATTTACTGTTAAAAAATCAGTTAAGGAAACTAATGGGATTCCTGCATATTTGATTCCAGCATTTGATGGGTTTAATAATTATAATACATTCATCCAGCTTTCCGCAACTACTACTGGAAATGGATATGATCCGGTTTTGGATGCCATTGATACGACTAATTGGGCTATAGATACCTATTATAATATAACGGTTACATGGACTTGCCCAGATACACCAACATTTAATGCAGTTCATAGTAGATTGCGTTTAAATTGGAATGGAGTAACCGATTCTATTATGTCGAGTTATTCGGATGCTATATTCGATGTATTAGGGCAAAACATAATATCTCAACAAAAATTGATTGATTGGGATGCGCTTAAAATATATAATATGAGCGAAGATGGCTCTGAAAATTATGTATCTAACATCGTTACTAATAAAGAAGATGTTAACTTGTCCGTCAATTCTATTCGTGTCTATACGATGAATCCACATGGATTATCGGCTACGGATATTAATAATTTTGTAGTAATTGATGGCGCAACTTATAGTAATGAAGATATAAAAGGCGTTCATATCATTAGTGCTGTCGGCCCAACTTTTTTTGAAGTAAAAGCATCATCTATGCTAGGATTTGATTTCAGCGCAAACCAAAGTGTTTCTATGCCCGCCGTAAGAATATTGCGTTCAATTCATTTCAATAATGATACTGAGTTCAATGTCATGCGAAATTCCAGACGCGGCATAAAAGCTGGCGATTTGGCCTACGTAGATGGCGCAAAGAATGAACCGTGGACTGTATACAAGGCATTTGAATATACAGAGAATCAATCAGACTTTGAAGATACTTCTGTAGAGGTAACCTACATTGCTTGGGATTGCTATAGAGATCAACCAAAAAGAATAGATGCTACCAAAGTATCATCTATTTTACTGTATTCTTTGGAATCTAAAATTACAACCACCGATTTACAAGCACAGCCATTTTCGTTAGATCATATGACTGTGATTTCTCCATTATGCGGAATTCTTCCTGGGATCGCTATCAATCAATTAGACTATATAACTGACTATGATCCAGCGCAGTATCCGTATTCTCCGCCTTCCGACGTATTATATAAATTAGATAGCTCTCTTCAAGAGATATATATGAACGCCAATATTGCAAATGCAACTGGTGGATATGGGGATGTAAATGGATGGGGTTCAGAATCGGTTGGTAAGCTTTGGTGGGATTTATCAAAAGTCCGTTTCTTAGAAACTGAAACCGACAATGTTGCCATTGATATGGTATCAACTGAAAAATATAATGCTGAAGTTAAATATAGAACAAAAAATTGGGGAAGTATTGCCCCCTCATGTTCTATAGATATATATCAATGGGTACGAAGTACAATCGACCCTATTACATATCAAATATATTCAGAAAATGATACCACCGGTACTTATACTGGCAAAGTTTATAACGCATCTAATCCATCATATGCTTCATTCGAAGAACATGACCCTATTTCTGGCCAAATAATTACATATTATTATTACTGGTTATCCGGAATGAATACGGTTCTTCTTAATTCAAACAAAACGATGTCCGCAAAAGCTATTTCACAATACTTGCTTAATCCGGCAATCGAAGATGTGCCATGGTTTGCTCCAATAATGCCGAATGGTTTATTAATCGGAGGAGCGAATGCATTCTTACAAGACACATTCAATCAATCTAATGCTGGAACATTATCTGGAACAGCAATTCAAATAATCTTAGAAAAAAATGATTATGCCGGAGCCAAACATCAAGACTGGATGCTTTTACGTCCACATGATCCAAGGTCACTACCGCCAAACTGGATGTGGGATAATTTGAAAGATAGTTTAGTTGGCTTTGATGATAGACTTCGCCCAAAACCAAAACCTATTACTTTGCCCAGACCGCTACCGAATATGAATCTACCTCCAATTTGGAATCCTCCTACATACGTTAATCAACCTCCTGTCGCTCCAGGATTAGATGATGGGTATTTAGATGATGATATATATACAAGACCTCGATAAGGATTACCAATGATATACACTATATTAAATGAATTACCTAGTCGCTTCCCTAATGTTCCAGCAGGGGTCACGTATGACGGTGATAACTTTTTTGCAAATATATCGGCCAATGATCCGCAAGGCGAATGTATTGAATATTCTTTAATTTCTGGAACTTTGCCATATGGGGCTATACTTGATCCACTATCCGGCAATATCTCTGGAATTTTAAAACTGCGAGATGTTGCTAATACAACAACATATTGCCATGATTATTCTTGGACATTTACTATTCGAGCAACAAATAACTTAGATTATTCAGATCAAGATTTTACTATTGTAGTAAAGCATGTAAACGTTCCACCTCTTTGGGTAAATGCGGTTGTAAATTCATCGGAAGTTATAGAATTAGTTGATGAAAATATCAACATACTTGGTGAATATGCTTCAAATACTGATATAACTATAAAATTAAATGCAATATATTATCAATGTGCTCCGTTAACGTTTTCTCTTGTTACTGGGGATATTCCTCTCGGACTTTCTTTATCTGATGACGGAATTATATCAGGAAAATTGGCAAAAATTCCAAGAGGTACGAGCCAACATTATTATTTTACGCTAAATGCCGATGATGGTATTATAATGAGCACACAAGCTTTTAATTTTACGACAACTTCATTAAATATTGCTCCAATATGGGGAACAAACACATTCGATTTAGTATATCCTGCGGGAGAACCAATAAATTATACGGCCAATGCAATTCAATTGGAGGGATACCCATTAACATATTCAATAGCTAATGGAACACTTCCAAATGGAATAACTTTATCGCCTTCTGGGTTAAATGCTGGTTTAATTTATGGAACTTCTGATGTTGTTCCAATTAATACAAAATATATATTTACTATTCGAGCAGATGATGGCGTATCTCATGCTGACCATTTATTCAGTATTACTTTGTATCGTATATATTGGTTTAGTCCAGATGAAAATCGTGGTCAACAGATCGGTGGAACGGATTATGATTTTACTGCTATAGTCCGAACTTCCAGACTTTCTGGGCAAACTACTTATTCATTAATTGATGGATCATTGCCCGCTGGAACAAGTCTGAATTCTACCGCAGGAACTATTACGGGAAAATTAACTAATGCATCATCAAACTATACTTTTACAATACGTGCCACAAATTCCGGAATATCGGCGGATCGAACATTTACTGGATCGGTTTTAGGAATTACGACTGTTAAATGGATCAGCCCGACCATCCAGATTGCGCCATGGGTTGGTGGAACTCTTTATAGATATAATCCAATGGATAATCCGGATTTGTTAATTGAAAACGCAGTCGGACCAACCAGATATTCTATTATATCTGGTGCTGTTCCGCTAGGAACATCATTTAATGAATACACTGGACAAATTATTGGAACGTTGAATAATTCTGTATATAGTTATAACTTTACAATGCGTGCTACTAATAATGGCATAAGTGCCGATTGCACATTTTCTGGAACAGTTACTCGTAGTACAGCAATTTCTTGGATAAGTCCCGCAAGTGATCTTGGGCAGTTAAAAGGTGGATCATCATTTTCATTAATATCAAATGTATATGTTAGTAATCCATCCGGTCCTACTATATTTTCACTAGCAAATGGTGCATTGCCAAATGGAACAGGAATTAGTTTAAATACAAATACTGGTATTATTGGAGGAACTTTAAATAATCCAGCAACAACTAGTCCATCCCTTACTACTCCACCAGAAACTACAAATGTATTGTTCACCATTCGCGCAACCAATAATGAACTAGCCGCTGACCGAATATTTAATGGAACAGTTGTTGCGCAATATCCTCCGGTATGGCAAACTGTTGCGAATAGTAGTATCGGTGATTATCCAGAAGGCCAACCATTAACATTTAGGTTTGTTGCAACTGATAGAAATAATGATAACTTAACTTATTCGCTCGCTCCAGACAGTTTGCCGTTGCCAAATGGATTAACATTAAATTCTAATACCGGTATATTAAGTGGAACTCCGATCAATATAGTAAATCAGACGAATCAAAGTAATTTATCTTGGATTATCGTGGGAATACCTTTAGGTAATGGGCATTATGATGGAAGAGATATACGAGTAACTGCCTCGGCCAAGGATAATGGTTATACTATACAGGAAAATGGTTATGAGATTGTTCAAACAAAGCCATACGATTCTCCGTTTATCGCCACAAATAGTACGTTCATGCCAACCATCGGTATACCATACACGGTTACATATAAAATTATAAAAACAGTTAAAGAAACTAACGGAATTACTTCCTACATCCGCCCAGCATTTGATGCCGAAGACCCCAATGGTCTTTTAGCATCGGCTCAAGGAACAAAAACCGGATATGGGTATAATTCAACTATAGATATGATAGATACAACTAATTGGGTAATAGGGCAACCATATGATATTTCGGTAACATGGACTCCTAGTATACAATATGTATATGCTAGGGGTAGAATAAGAATTAATCGAAGTTATCCTGATGATAATTTTGGCACATATCCGTATTCGAATGCTGTTTTCAAAATACTTAATCAAGATGTTAAATATTTTGAAACTGATGTTACTTATAAGTTCACATTAAATGTTACAGATAATATTTTTCCATTAGTTCCTAGATCATTTTCTATTAAAATAAAAGGAGCTACTACTGTTACTTGGGTCAGTCCCCCAGAAGGTGCCCAAAGTCCCATTTTAGGCAACTCAACATATCTGTTAATTTCGAATGTATCTGTTAAAAATCCAGTTGGAACAACCGTGTATTCTTTACAAAGTGGTACTTTGCCCGCAGGAACTGCTTTAAATCCAAATACAGGCGTTATTACCGGAACTGTGCCAAATGTATCATCGAGCTATAATTTCAAAATCCGTGCTATCAATAATGGAATTTCAGCAGATCGATCCTTTTCTGGAGTAATTGGCGCAGCGACAGTAGTAACTTGGAATAGCCCAACCGCAGGCGCTCTTCCGGCATCTAAGGGCGGAACGGCTTATAGTTTTATACCAATCGTATCGGTTGCCAATCCGGTTGGATCGACTATATATTCAATAGTTTTGGGTAGTATACCGGCAGGAACTAACTTAAATTCTGCTACTGGTGTAATTTCTGGCACTCTTACTAATGCGACATCATCCTATTCTTTTACTATGCGTGCAACTAATAATGGAGTTTCAGCAGAAAGACCGTTTAGTGGAACAGTTTCTATACAGTATGCACCAGAATGGATAAGCCCAGCCGCTGGAAAAATTGGAGAATTTATAGCAAATCAACCAATTAATAATGGAAATGGAATACAATGTTCCGCCAGTGACCGAAATAATGATCCTTTGACGTATTCCTTGGCCCTAGGGTCTACCTTGCCTAGTGGATTGACCCTATCGTCTAGTGGTCTTATATCCGGAACTCCAGTAAATGCAGTCGATCAGAGCGCATTAACTGGATGGTATCTTATCGGCCCACCATATCCATACGGGCATTGGGATGGTGCTCTTGCTAATGTAATCACCTCTGTTACCAATTTGTCCCCATTTCCTATTCCTATGGGTGCCCCAGCGGGGTATGTTGCTCCTAATTATACCGTTTATAGAGACACTTTGACCAATAAAGTCGTTTTTAGATCAAAGGAGATGTATGATTACGGCCCCATTTATAATGCCGTCCGAAGCGGGGACGCTCCATTTATTACTTCGGATAATACGTTTGTTCCAAAAGTAGGATCAACGTATAAAATAGTTTATTCGGTTAAAAAAATAAAGGCAGAAACTAACGGAATTAAGTCCTATTTAAAACCAGCGTTCGATGCGATTTATGCTAATGGCACAGTATTAGCTGATGGAACAACCGTCGCTAATGAAACACTTAATCCAGCATTAGGAACTAGAAGTGGTTTTGGATACAGTAATGCTACCGACTCGGTTGATACTTCTTCTTGGATAGTTGGACAATCATATGATGTTGTTGCAACATGGTACGTTCCGCCTAGAACTGGATTTAATAATCAGGATATTCAATATTCTTCTGCTAGAGGAAGAATTCGAGTAAATCGCAGCGAGCCTGATAGTAGACTGGGTACTAATGCATATTCAAATGCAGTTTTTGACATAACGTGCCAAGATATTGTTTACGTTAATCCGCGAATAGATTATAATTTTTATATAAACGTATCTGACGGAATTTTGCCGCCAGTTCCTCGATTATTCTCGATCACTATATATTAATTCGCATAATACCACGAAATATTTAAATATTTCGTGGTATTACAACTTTTTATAGTATTACCGACCTTTTGGAGAAGTCTTCCAAATAAAATCTCGTAACGCTTCTCCAAATGCATTTACTGCAATATTATAATCATTTTGTTCATTCGCAATATAATCCATTGAATCATATTGGCCTGTGTACATTGGAATATTTGCCTCCTCTTTTTCAAGAGCCTTTTTCGTTGAACGAAGGTCTTCTATTGCACGAACTAGCGCAAGTGTATCAACATTAACGGGGGTAACATTTTTAGTAACTTCATTATTTTCATCATATAAGAACATGATATTCTCCTACTTTTTTAGTTTCATATCTTGTAAGTATACTATTAAATTTTAAATTGTCAAGTAAAACGAATAAAGGTAATATATGTCCTTAATATGTGCCTAAATATATGATAGTTTAATTCCGTGAAAGAATAATGGTTCAGAACACAGCGACAATGCCTTCAAATTTTCCAGAATATTTTAATGGTGGAAATGTAGGTATATTATCAGAACAAAACATGTTTGCATATTCTTCGGACGGATTATGGAACGCTCGCATTTCTTTCTGTGGAATGTTAAACTATATTTTCAATTCAAATTCGATAACATACGACCGACCAGATGAAGTCGCGGCGATGTATGCGGTTACACCGATTGATGAATATTTGATTTGGCGTAGAGCAGAACTTACTAGATATATTGAACCTATACCGCCAAAAACCTTATGGGAATTTGAAGTTTTTTCTATCGAAGAAAGAAATAGTCTTTTAATTGATCCAGTAATTAATTCAAGAATATTGAATAATGAAAAAATTAGAGTATTAATCAATGGCATTGGTAACCAGCAAGCGCCACAATGGAGCATTTATGAAGCATCCGTAGAAAATTTATCTATTACTGCAAATGCTATTAATGTCGCATCTAATCCTAATACTATTTTTAAATTAGCAAAATCATATGATTTTCGGGTTCCTACTCTAGATGCAAGAAATCTTTTAATTAATTCTCCCATTCCAATTAATGTAGGAGAATACGTTTTGGTGGACGGGGAACCACTAACTCATAATTTTTGGACTGTTTGGCAATATTATGGACCCGACTCATCTGATCCAGACTTAGATAATAAGAAATTTAAATTGGTTCGATACCAAACCTATGATACTTCGGATTTCTTGACTAAAACTGATTGGTATGCAGCCGGATATTCGGAGAGTTCTCCACCAGTTGTGACATATAAAACGGCGAAAGATCGAGACACTAATGAAACTCCTACAAATACATCTCAACCAAAAACGCCATTTGTAAAAATAGATGATGATGGTAGTGATAAACTTAATCCAAATAGAAGTATTAAATGGAATTGGACACAATATATTACGACCGATCCTTTAAATCCGTATTGGAGAGTGGTCGCCAGAAAAGATGGAACAATTCAAGTATCTTCTAAATTTTATGACAAAATCAAAAGACCTAGAATTGGATTTGATCCTATAAAACTTTCGGATATTGAAAATTTTCCTAATAGAGACGGTAGTTGGGAATTTCGCGTTATTTTTGAAATGTTGCGAGATATTCCTGTATTAAAAAATATAGAATTAAACGAATTATTTTTTAGTGTATTAAATTTCATCCATACTCAGCAAGATCAAGTTGATTGGGCATTCAAAACATCTTTTATGAATATTGGCGGATATAACCAAGCACTGTCCCAAACTCCTATCCAGCCAATAGATAATATTACAAATTTAAAAAATTATATTACAGAGATAAAACCCTATAGAGTTGTTATAAGAAATTTTGATCAGGTTTTAGCTCCACCGATTGATAATGCGGTAACTACTGTTTCTGTTCTAAACTTTAATATTAAAATAAAGCAGATATATGATCGAATAGACCATATGCCTAAGATTTATGAAGAACAATTTAATTATACTACTAGTGGCTCTTTGGCTAATAAGCGGGATTTTGTTTTAAATTTCAATAAGCCACTTGAGAATTATATTGTAGAAGTTTTCGCAAATGGTAATAAAATTGATAATACAAAATATGTTATCTCTGGAAAAACGATTTCGATTAAGACAAATTTAAATCTCAAAAATGGAGATTTGATTTATGTTTCAGTTAAACAAAATTTAACGAAAAATCTTGCTGCCGACCGTATTCAACAATTTTATGATCCAACCAAACAAGGCCCGATCACCGCCGAAAAAAATCTAAGGCAGCTTCTTGGTTTGGATTTTAAAGCTAATATGGTGGATGGTGGAAATCTTTCAAATAATTCTGTTCGAGATTATGATATTGATGGAAACTATACCGGAATAGTTTCTGATGAAACATTAAATCCAAACACACGCCATTATGGATTGATGGACCCTAAAATAGATAAAAATAGACCAGAGGAATTGATAGTAACGCACCCCAACGAATCTGTTAATTTTTTCGTAATGGATGATGTTTTTTCTAATTCATATACAATGTCTCAAGCACTGCCCTCCCCTGATCTAATGGCTCCATATAATGTTGGAGATTACGATACTCGTCCATTAGATGATGTTAGATTAGACATCGGGCATGTTCAAGAGATTACAACTACTGTACAAAGAATACAAAATGCCAATTCTATAATTGAACGACCTATCTTTGTTATCAGAAATGATGCATGGGAGAATACTCTACTCGTAGATGTCGGGGCAACTCTGTTATCAGACGTTTATTCTAACTCAGATTCATTATTAATACAGCCATATACAGATGGTGTATTTCCATTTACTCCTCCACGGGAAGAATATACATATAAAGATTCAATAAACTCAGAAATAGTATCTACCGTAACCCATCCTGGAGCAGTTTGGGTTAATAATGAAAGAATTGAATATTTTAATTATACAATGAATGCTAACGGAACAGTAAATCTTTCTCAACTTAGAAGAGGTACTCGTGGGACAAGAATTGGACAAGAACAGAGAACCGTGGTTAAATTGGTAGGACAAGGACAAAATAATGGAACAGGAAATAAGTCATTCCTTATGCCAGAATTGACTTCTACTGATAACATAGAAGTATATCTATTTACCGTTCCATTAGATTCAAATAAAGTTCCAATTAAAGATAATGGATATCAATATATTGATTCAAATGGCACTACGTCCTATATAGATCAATATACTGGATATAATAAACTAGTTCCTAAATTTAAAGATATTGATTACACTACTACTCTTACTACGAATGGGGTAATAGTTGAGTTTGTTACTCCTCCATTAACCGGTGTTGATATATTCTTGTGCCAATCTCGTGGTGTATATCATCCAATTGGTAGCCCGTTGAGAGATGCCTTAGTTGGATCATACGGACAAAATCCAATAGCTACGGAGCAGTTTCAATGGATCACGTCCGAAGGATCGTTATTTACCGTCTCATCAGGAACCACAGTTAATTCTCGAATACTAGCTAGTGATTCATTAGGTAAAAAAATATCATATAGAAAGTATAGCGGCAATTTACCAAATGGTCTTCAATTGAATAGAAATGGAACGATAACTGGAATTGCTAATGCAGTTTCTGCGGATACTACTTATTCTTTTGTGGCAAATGCGACTACAAATGGAAATTCAATTTCTCGTCAATTTGCTATATCAGTTCTATCTCCAGAAAAAATAACATGGATTTCAAATTCAAACTTGGGAGTAATAGAATTTTCTGGTTCTATAAATTATTCTAATTCTTTGGTTGCTCAACAAAATCATGATCATGTGATAACTTATTCCTTGAGTTCAAAAAATAGCAATTTGCCATCAAGCTTTGCAGTATCGAGCGATGGTGTATTTTCTGCCTCGTTACCCCCATTAAAATACCCAATTGCTGATACATATAGCTTTATAGTTGATGCAACATCAACGGGTTCTAATTTTATGGTAAAACAATCTCAAACGTTTTCTGTAACATTCGCGGCAAAGAATCCACTTCAGGTTTGTTCACCTCTAGACATTGATGGCGAAACTATTCCAGTAAATTTCTCTAATGGCACGACCACTATGAGCCTACCAAGAACTTATACTGGTACAGTCCCTGAAGGAGTTAATACATTACAAGTGAAGCTTTGGGGAGGAGCATCTTCTGGATATTGGTATCACGCTGGTGGTAGTGGTGGTTTTACAAACGCTATTTTCTCAGTCAATCCAGGAGATGATATAAAAATAGAAATTGGTAAAACGGGTTCACAGGGATTCTCTCCAACTAATAGCGATCTTTATCCACAAACTGCCGGTAGTGGTGGTTGGCCGGATGGGGGCGATGGTGGTTTGGGATTTGGCGGAGGCGGAGGATCATCTCGTCTATGGATCAATAACGCAATTGTGGCAGTGGCCGGTGGCGCTGGTGGAATTACCGATGCGGTTAGAACTGACGGAAATACACATGGAGGCGGGAAAACTGGGGCTGCGATGACGACAATACCATTGATAGGTATAGGATCATCTGGATCACAAAGTAGCGGTGGATATGTAATATTAGATAACAACTCAAGTTCTTCTGTAAATATTCCGTTAAATACAACATATCCTAATCATCAAGGTGGTTACCTGCATGGCGGCAACGGCTTTGAACCTGTCGGTAACGCATCGTCCGGAGCAGGTGGTGGTGGTGGATATTATGGCGGAGCAGGCGGAATCTCCCGCGCAGGCGGAGGCGGCTCTGGTTATGTAAGCAATACTTCTATTTCTGGAATAACATTGGCAGGACCATTTACTCAAGATGCAAATTATCCAGAAAATGGTGTTTCTCTTGGCGGAAATAGTAGCAATGGTGATTTAAGTATTCCTGGATCATGCGGCGGAAACAGTTTTGCCGTTATAAAATTATATGAAGATGTGATAATACCAAAAAAAGCCGTACTTTCAAAACCAAAAATTGTATTCTCCACTAGAAAAGTTATAGACAATTATACAGGCCCATGCTTGCAAGTGTTAAGAACTTCTGACAACTCCGTATTAAATATATATTTCATATCTGGCGTGTTAGACGTTGAATCTATTCAAAAATTCTGTGGTACAAGTATTGGTCTAGTAAACAAATGGTATGATCAATCTGGAAACGGATATCATGCATATGTTAAAACCGGATATAATCGCCCGATCATATATACAGATAATTCCATAATTAAGTTAAAAGGCCAGCCATCTATTAGATTTGCGGCGAATAATTCAGATATGTTAACATTTGATTATGCTATGTTTACTGGACCATTTACTATGAGTTCAGTAATAAAACTTAATTCTAATAGTGCTGATATGGCATTTGGTTCTATTGCGATTGGAGAACCGTCGTCTAAGGGAAATAATCCACCAATTGGTATATTCTTTAATACATCGGGCAATCCTTCACTGGTCGGCAATTCTCCAAAAGTTTCCGCAACATTCTCGGTTGGAACAACCGCTCATGCCCTAACCTTTATGTCAAATACCGGAGTAGAAGCTCTTGGTGGTATTATTTCAGCAAAAACATATAATAATAATATTCTGTCCGACACGTTAGTTATGTCATTTGATAGTAATTTTGATATTAGCGGAGATACGAGATATCCATATCCTACTACAAATAATTCATATATAGGAGGTTTCCCAAAAATTGGTGGTCAACAGCAAAGTTCTTATTTCTTAGATGCAAATATATCTGAAATAATATATTGGGATAACCCGTTATCAAATTCAGATTTATCCTCATATCATAATGTGGTTATTCCTTATTATGGCATATAAATTAAAGAATAAAAACCTATGATAAATATTACAGTAAATAGAGAGATATTATGTCAGATAAAAATCCAGACGAAAATACTAGTGTTAAAGTTGTAGGACATCTCGTGATAAGAGATAAGGACACAAACGAATTATTGGTAAGTACGCAGGACAATTTAAAACAGATACAGAAATTAGGGATTAACGATGAACGAAAAACTGAGCAGTAAGTTTCAAGGACATGTTCTCATTCGAGATAAAACTACTGGAGAAGTATTAATAGATAAGTTTAATGCCATACATTTTGAAAATATGAGTGAATCGATTGCACTTAGTCTTTCCGGTCGCACGAATGGAAATATTTTCGAAATGGTTTTTGGAAATGGAGCTTCTACTGTATCTGGAATTGGGGCGGTAACATATTTTCCACCTAATGTAACAGGAGAAACTGCGCAACTATATAATCAAACATATAGAAAAGTTGTTAATAGCCTATCATCGGCAAATATTAATACTACTAATAATAATATCTTAGTTCAGCATACACAAGGCATGACTTATACCGATATGGTAATTACGTGTACCCTTGAAAATTCAGAACCTTCTGGGCAAGATGCATTCGACTATACAACAAATACAAATGGAACGTTTGTATTTGATGAGCTAGGATTGAAAGGCTTTAGTGCTATCGAAGGTAATGGTAAATTGATTTCTCATGTTATCTTTCATCCAGTACAAAAATCATTAAATCGTGTTATCGAAATTGTTTATACAATTCGTATCTTTATGTCATAAGGGAGTAATAGATGCCTACTCACTACACCATTACTTCATATGATGGAAATTTTACTATAGATTCCGATACCTTGGATACATCAAATACTGCCTTATATTTGCCTGGTAGAGATTGGAGTGGATGGGGAGAACCATATTCCAACAATTTCACACATCTTTTAGAAAATTTTGCAAGTACTTCGGCTCCAACTATAAAACGTACCGGTCAACTTTGGTATGATGTTTCTTCTAAAACATTAAAAGTATGGAATAAGGCTGACAATTCTTGGTCTGCAACAAGCAAATTAGCAACGTCTATTAATATAAACATTACTGGGGATGTTAGTGGTAGTGGCACATATAATGGAACATCAAATACAAGTATAACAGTTTCTTTGCCAGATATCTTACCCGCAGGAAGCTACGATCTAAGTAGGTTCTATACCTCTCCTGCTATTAGGGTTGATTCTAAAGGCCGAATTACAAGTATATCTAATTCCGGTGGAGATGGGGTTGGCCCAGCAAAATATGTAGAATCTTATACTGTATTGGCAAATTCTAAAGACGATACGTCTGGCCTACCAAATGTTGAACACTCTGGTAATATATTCTTACGTGGTGGAGATATAATATCAGCATTGGGTTATACTCCAACTAATAACGGCTTAACCTCTATAAATTCTAACGATATTAGAATAGCTCTTGGTTTTACTCCTGTTTCTAATACGGCTGTTCTTCTTTTATCTGGCGGCACTATGGCTGGCGACATAAGTATGGGCAACACTCGCCGCATATTGAACTTACCTTCTCCGCTTTCTACGGTTTCAACCGAAGCAGCGAGAGTTGTTGATGTATATAACGCATTAACAACTAAAACACAGCGTGTATTTAATGGTTCTGGTGAAACAACTTATAATGTAACTGTATCATCAAGCCCACCGTCTGGTGGAAATGATGGAGATGTTTGGTATAGGTATTAATTATGTCTGTGCAAACTTGGTTACATTCTAACGGATCATGGCGTAAAGCAAAAAATGTTTATATTAACCGATCTGGCAATTGGACCGAAGTTGCAGAGACGTGGGTAAAACAGGCCGGAACTTGGCGCAAAGTTTATCAGAAAATGTTTCAATTGGATGATGTTGCTACCGGATTTAATTATAATATATATAATTCTGCAATGTCTACTAATGAATGGGATGGTATTTCTCCCATGATAGCAAATATCACAGTATCTGGAATTTTAGGATCATCTACTAGTACATATTGGGATTGGCAAGGATATTTAGATTTATATCCAGATGTATATCAACGTGCTATAATTTGGTCTAATAATAGGCCATCCCATACGATTATCTCGTATGCACAATATCATTATGTTACATATGGCATTGGTGAAAATAGAACATTACCTTATGTTGCTAGTCCGCCTGCGTTTACTACCGGTCCACTTCCTGCTGGATCGATAGTTACCCTTACAATCCCAGAAAATGCCTCTATAGAAGGCGCTGGCGGCATCGGAGGGTTTGGTGGATCATATGTCGATCATAGCGGAACAACGACCTTCATGCCCTCTACAGGCGGCTCTGCGGGCGGTCTAGCTATAAAGGCCACTGTGCCAATGACAATAATCAATAATGGCACCATTGCAGGAGGCGGTGGAGGAGGCGGCGGTGGTGCTGGAGCCGGTGGAAATCAAGGATATGATGATCCTGGTGGCGCGGGCGGCGGCGGTGCTGGTAGTATAGCTGGAGTTAAGGGAGGCGTTCTATTTAGAACTGGAACATCTTATGATGGGTACGATGGTACTTCTACTATGGGCGGGGCCGGTGGAACTCTTAGCTACCAAGGATCAAAAGAATGGGCCGGAGCATCTGCCGGTGGCCGAGGAGGCGATCTTGGGTTAGCTGGAGACTCTTCTTTCGCAAGTACGCATGGTGCAGGATTCCCTGGAGGCGCTGCGGGCGTAGCGATAGAAGGAATATCGAATGTTACTTTTCAGGTAAAAGGTAATGTATTAGGAGATACATATTAATTATATTTTTATTAAAATATTGTTTCTATAAATTAAAATAATTTTAAAATTGAAATCATTATAAATAGACATATGAGTTATACATCTTCAGGTTATACAATTAAATTAAGTGATGACACTATTCTAAGAGTGTCAGGAGATACTGCAACTTCCGTTATTGCAGATTTTAATGCGGCTAATCCAATTGATTTATCAGATTCTTCTAAAACTTCTTTGAGTCTAGTTAGACGAGGTGCTAGAAACTATTCAGATATCATAGCAACTGATTTAGTTCATCTTCTTGAAAATTTTTCTAAATCATCTCCTCCTGCTTATCCATTGGTCGGCCAATTATGGTTTAATAAAGCAAATAATACTTTAAATCTTTATAATACATCTGGGACTTGGACGCCAGTTGGAGCCAAATCAACTGGGTTCCAATCACCCGTTACCATTGGCGTATCTGGCGATGTCATAGGAAGCGTTTCATTTGACGGTTCAACTGCTAATTCTCCGTATACAATTTCTACTCAACTGGCAACAATATCTACCGTAAGAGCCGGAACATATACTAATTCTAATATACAAGTTGATTCAAAAGGTCGAGTTATCTTTGCAAGTAATGGAGCAACCGTTGCCTTAACTGATTCTGATATAATTAACGCACTCAGATATACTCCCGTCAAAAAAACCGGCGATGTTATGCAGGGTTCGCTAGATGTTCAAAATGGCGACATCAATACTAGTGGAAAAATTAAAGAAAAAGGAGCCGATTTACTCCCTACCGGTATGGTTATGATGTGGTATGGCGCTATTGCCGCTATTCCGAGTGGTTGGGTTCTCTGCGATGGAACAAATGGCACACCTGATTTAAGAGATAGATTTGTCGTTGGTGCCGGTAGCGCATATGCTTTCAAGGATTCTGGTGGAAGTGCTAACAATACGGCCAATGTTAATAATCTAAACCATACTCATAGTTTTACTTCCGCATCTTCATTAAATTCTGTTACAGGGTCAACCGATGCGTACACTTTGAGTACTGGGGATATACCATCACACAGTCATGCTTGGGGCATAAGCAGCAATTATCCGGTTCACGATCCAATAAACGGTACAGCTTTTTCTCCTACAAATCTCTGGTCAGATAATGCTGGGAACCACTATCCGATGGTATTGTTTTCAGATGGACAAGCAATTACAGGTTCTACTGGCGGAAATCAAGGACACAGCCATTCTATTTCTAGTTTGAATCTATCACATACGCATGCTGGAACTACAAATAATCCAAGTTTTGCGACAAATCCTTCTGTTACTTTTGATAATCGCCCACCATATTATGCATTGGCATATATTATGAAAACATAATTATAATCATCCAGGATTTTTTCCACCCAGCGCGGCAAAAACGTAGTTTGCGTATTGTATTCTTTCTTGTAGATGAGCGGTTGCAGCTTTTGGCCTTTCAAATTCGGCTACACCGTACAGAGTTGCTCCGGATAAAGTTGAAGTATCATAATTTCCAGCCCATTCTCCCTTTGTTATGGAAACGTTCCCATTTTTCTTCAAACCATCTATTGTTTGTTTTTTATAAGTATCTAATTCATATAATAAGAAATTAATATTGGCTTCATCGCTTTGTGGTGATAATCCTTTAGATGAAGAATAATTTAAGAATTTGTTTAATCTGTCACCTGTCCACTGAGCGAACCCATATCCTACCTTTTGAGTATTTGCAGGAGGCGGGGTTGATGATCTTGTCCCCTCGGTGATAGCTTGCAACGTAGATTCAGCCCATAAATTCCCAACTAATCCGGCTGCTTGATAATCAGTTAATCCATATTTTTTCATTAAAACTTTTGCAATCATCGCCCCTCTATCGGCTATTACTTTTTTTGCATTTCCTTTAGGCATAGTATCAATACCGATTGGCGTCCCTGCGCTAGTATAATCTTGCGCCGGATTTTTAGAACGAGCTAGCCCTTTCTGAATATTTTTTGATGACAAGTATTCATCTTGGCTTGGTCGATTTATAGGAGAATTTCCTTTAGATGGGTGCGCCTCAAATGGTTCATGAGTAGGCAATCTACGAAGAATAGTTTTTTTAGTAGTTTTGGTATATCCATCCGCTGTACCTTTAACATCTGGTAAGGTCAATGGCTCAGGTATTTCTAAATCAATGGCTTTTGGAGAGGGGGCAACAACTGTTGAATTATCATGAATAGTCTTGGCTGATCTAACATTATTACCGCCAGATGCTGATGTTATATCGCCACTAGCGCCAAGTTGCAAATTACCATCTGCACTAATTGATATATTATCTCCAGTTGATAGGCTAAACCCTCCACCGAGTTCAAGGGCGAAATCGTCATTTCCAGCGATGCTAATTTTTCCCTGCGATTGAAATGTTATATTTCCCGCAGAACGAAAGTTTAAATGTCCTTCCGATTCTATGTTTAATGATGCTCCGGCATGTATATTAACCGAACCTTCTGATCTAAAACTGATGCTGCCTGCGCTATATACGTCAATACCAGTATCTGATATTTCTAACCAAGAATTCCCTTTTTTTGAGTTTATATAAACAAAACCAGTCGTTTCATGGATAAGAACTTGTGCTCCGCCTTTGGTTCTAAGTCGAATATATTCATTTTTATCATCATCGTCCGCATAAATTTGTTGACCACTTGGTGTCAATAAACCATAAACTTTTGATACAGAGCCTCTTCTTGCTGATGCGGTAGATGGTCCTCTTTCTGAATCTGGATAAAGACCTTGGCTTGTTAATCCATCATCTAATGGGGTGAATACCGGTCTTTTGGGCTTATTTGGGTCTTCTTTACTCCATTTATTGTATTCTACAACCGGCGGATCGCTACCGTCTCTTTTTTTATTGTCGGTAGGCGTTCCTATCGCAATTCCTGGGATCATGTGGTTCATGTTTTGTTGCCAAACACACGCAAACCAATACCCGTTACCTATATCCCCGTTAACAAAACAAACTAGAACATGATTTTCAAGGTCAGGCGGCTGCATCCATAAGCCATACGATTTCTGACTATCGGCCATGGTCGTGCCATCTTCTTTAAGAAGTTTTGGTGGTGTTACTCCAGCAAACGGACTGGCATATCTAACCGTTACCCAATTCTGCGGAACCCTTTGATCTGGACCAGAAATTTCTGGAATCCAAACACTAAGTCTTCCCATTTTTTGAGAATCATCATGCTTCTTTACGATGCCGATATAAATATTGCTGTCTCTGACATGCCCCAATGTACTGTCGGTTCTGTATTGCCGAGAAGTCGAATTCATTTTTACCATAATTTATCCTTTATACGCCGTGCTTTATTTTTTAAATAATTATAGTAGTTTATTTTTTCTTTGTTGGTAGTCTAGCCAAATTAATTTTTATTGCTTCCAATGATTGCTTAAATTGCCCATCAGCAAAAGTATTTTTTACATTAATAACTCTATATACGCCGGTAAACATATCATCCCGTCTAATTACAGGAACACCTGTATCCGGATCAATTTTTGATGGAAATCTGAAAATTAAGGTCATGGCGCTATCGCCATAAGTAGAATCTGCTAAAGAAAAATCTGGAACTATTGAAACCTTTTCATCCTGATAATGAAATGCTGTTTTTTCTAAATTAGATCGCCCAATCCAATATGGATCACCGCGAATATCCAAGTTTATTTTATTTAAAGCACTAATCGTTGGAGAATGTATTTGATTTAATAATGCACCAACAAGACTCGCTCCTCGGTGCCACGGACCAATTAATCCAGTACCGATTGCCTGCATTGATTCATTATTTTGTTGAGTATATGTAATTCTAAATGGATTACTATCGGGCATTAAATCCTCGGCAAAAACCAATGTTCGTGCTTGAGAATTTAATTGATCTTGAGTTCGTTTTTGTCTGGCTGCGTTGTTTATTCTAATTTTTTGTAATTGTGGAGTTGCCAATAATTTAATGTTTTTTGCCAATTCTACCTGTTTTTTAGCATCACGTCTCTCCGCATCTGTATATCTTGTATCATTTTTAGGTGAATTTGCGATTGCTTCATATGTATCTAAAGTTTGCTGTGCATTATTTAATAATGCTTGCAGTTGCCTTAAAGTAAGATCCTTTTTTTTGCTTTTTAAATCGTTATAAGCCCGTTCTAATAACTCTTTTGGGTCATCTTTTTTTGGATTAAACTTTTCACCAAGTGATACTGATCGAATATTGGCGTTATATCCTACAAACTTTGGCAAAATGGCTGTATATGAAAAATTATAATCCATATCGAATCTAATAACTTCGGTATTTTTTCCAGTAAATCTATGTTCATATTTCTTTTTAAGTAATTTGCTTTCTATCATATCACTTACCATATCAAATGATACTTTTGGATCATTAATAACATTCTGATCTTGTCCGGTCGATATATTTGTTGTAAAATTCCTATATCCGTAGATATGGTATGTTATTTCTTTATAATAATTTCCAGTAAATTCATCATATCCAGTCACAATAATTTCTGGTTCAATTATAGGAACAACTGGAACTCTATACTTTTTTCCATTATATGTTGCAACATCGCTACTTGCTGTATTTATGGCATTACCATTGGCATCGGTAGCATCGTCTAATACGCCTGGAGAATTTACATCTAGAATTAATTTTTGTGCTTCCTCGCAGTGAGCATACAAATATGAAATAATATCTGCTATATGCACTCCTTTATTAATAGTTCCGGAGTTTTTTCCGGTACCCTGCCCCTCCGAATTTTGTGATAATCCAAGACCATCAATAGGATCATCTTTTGACGGAACAACCTTAAAATTATTTGGATTAGCAACCACTCCTTTTAAATCTATAGGATGTATTTTAAAATTAAATTTATATATTTCATCAAGATAACGGTCCTTCCATGCCTTAGTTATTTTTTCAGCCAAATCATCGCAAAACTCTTTAATAGTCTCTCCGCTAACATTTATATTATCTGGAACACATCCGCACTGGCCTTCATCGAATGCAGTCATGTTATATGGAATCATGCTTAAATTATAGGTTGCGCCACCTTCATCCATATGAACTTCCATGTTTGTGATCGAAACTTTATAAATCCATTTTCCATTATTTTGGAGGGTATCTAAGACATTAGGAACAATTTCCCCACCCTCACCATATCCAGTAAATGTTAGTTCTAAAAAGTACCACATTTTTGAAAAGTTTTGTACGACTAGGGATGAAGCAGCAGTCACCATACTTTCTAGTAAGCTTGAACCTAAAGGTTCAACTATTGTCATTCTTATATTTTTTATCTCACCAGCGTTTCTACTATCAAAGCTTGGTCCCATAATATTTTCAATTTCAACATCTTTAATATTGAATCCCGCAGTAACACCACTTTCGGCTATTACTATCTTTGGTATATTTTCTAAAAGAGTATGCAATTGATCCAAGCTTGGTTGTTTTCCTGCGGTAATCACCAAGTCTTCTTCCGAAGTAACGTAAAATTTAAAATGATAAGTATAATTATATAAACTACTTAAGACATTTGGCTTATATACATTTTCATCATCGGTTTCAAGTAAACCAGCCAAATCACTTTGTGATATAGGTTCGCCTGAATTGGTCGGCCTAGCTTTGGCTGTTTCTATTGTTGGATTACGCCCAGTCGCAGTTTGGCTAGCATCATTTCCACCTAATAATGTGTTAGTTTGAATGTTTGGTAACTGTTTTTGTAATACAGGAGAAGTATTATTTCCAGCGGTCTGAATATTTGGAATAAAACCATCACCATATTCCGTATCAGTTTGTATAGGGGATGGCGAAATATTTGAAAATGGTCCATTTTCAAAATTCTCAGAACCTCTATTAACCATAATTATTCTCCTAATACTTTCTTTAATGTATTCAATGATGGGGCAAATATATCTATTCCTGTTATCATATCCCATACGGGGTCAGTTAATAAATCTCTATTTCTAATAGCAAATATCCACCAATATACGGGTGTACCATAAAGATCATAACTTAGAATATCTGGCCTATTTTCATATTTTTTTGTAATTTTAATTGACATATCATCATTTGCGGATGGTATATCTCTATGTACATAGTTCCCAATATACCAACTTGACTGCAATGTTGACGCATAAGGCGAAGACGATGGATATGATATTTTAGACATTTAAATCCACCCCTGTTTCATTAATGATCCATTTCTAAACTTGTCTAGATCGAATACGGTTCTCATCCTATATGGTGTTTGTTGAACTTTGAGTTCTATTTGAATTGAGAATATTACTGGTAAGGTTGCATTACCATTAATCGCGGATACCAGAACGGTATCCGTATGGTCATCAAACGAATATGTATGAGATTTTACAATTACGGGTAAATCATTGAACATATATTCACCATAACCAGAAAAACGCAAAATAGGTGGGGGAAGCCCACTATTCTCATCGTTTTGACCAAAATGCATTTTGCTTACTGTTCTAAGAAAATGCAAAGCTGCTAGCGCATACCGACCTTCCCGTTGGTTTTGAATAGTAAATTTTGCAGTCAAACTAATAGTCACGCTAGGCGTTCTAATATAGTGATCAATATCTTCATTGGTATGCACTAACGCGGTAGTGCCATAATCTGTACTATGATTAACACTTATTTGCGGAGTATATGGAAAAATAAGACCATTTGGATTTATTATACTTAAAATTCCATTACCATAAATTGCATCTTCTTGGCCTGACATCGCCCGCAATCTAACTCTATTATCTACTACATCTCTTTTAGTAGTAGGCGATATGGTGTTTTTTGGTGAAGACATTGAATCTAATGTAATTTTTTTTAATTCATAAGAATCAACATATTTTAATCTATCCGCTGCATTAATTGCATCTGTATTCATTTTTTCTAAAGCAGAATATTGTTCTGAAGCTTGATTCAAAACATTTTTTGTATATTCCGCCGATAATTGATTTGGTGTGTTTGTTAATAACTTTGCTTTGGCTGATTCAATTTGAGCATCTACTATATTTTGTCTATAAAGCTTATTACTTAAATTGGTCAGTTCAGTTTGCAACGTAGCTCGTTGTTTATTGAACTCGGTAGTTAGCGAAGTTGGTGGCGTTTCTCCTCGCTTTGAATACTCAGCCGCCGCAGTATTATACTTATTAGTTAAATCCGAAATTTGTTGCGTTAATACTAAAACTTGATCTTCCAAATTTGCAGCAGTAACTGGTGCCGCACCACTATTATAATCCGCCATTAAGCTCCCATCATATTTCGTATTTCTACAAAAATATCATTATTAATTTTTTCATCAATGGTCGCAGAAAATTCGCAAAAAGACTTCCAATCATTTTTCATTGCAGCCTCTCTTGCTTTTGATGCACTTACATCTTCATCCAATCTTTCAATTTTTTTAATTTGCAAAGATTTGAGTCTAATTTCTGTTCCAACATATGGGATTAATGAATTGGAAAAACTATCATAACGATCCGCTCCACAATAAAAAATAGCTTCGTCAAAGCCCTCATCCGCCATTTCATCAAATGCTGAAAAAATGGTTTGAGCCAAACGAACTTCTATTTTCGGAAAAACCTCTTTAACAATAGAAAGTTTATATTCTGGTGCTAAAGGATTTCTTTTAGAATCTTGAGTTTTTGATAAATAAAGCCGTGGAATTGCATTTTTTTCAAATGCTTCCAAGCATAATTGATCAACCAATTTCTGGTGACCAGAAGTTGGAGGATTAATTCTACCAAAACTAAAGACTATCTTCATTATATCCATACTCATATTTAGGGCGGTTATTAAGTCCTATTTTTATTATAGTATTTTTTTGTAAAATAATCAAGTTTATTAATTATAATATTGTTTTTTTAACAAAATAATAGTAAATTTAAATTATGACAACAGTTCCTTCATCCCCCTCAAATAAGATTAAGTATATTAACAACAAAGAACTTCTAGGTGAGATTCATAGAAGTAAAAAAACTTTTTGTTATTATGTTGAACCACAATATGCCGACCATGATACTATTGTTCGGTCTGTATCCGAAATTACTCCGGAACTTATTCAAGCCGTGCGAGAAAAAAAGGCAAAGCCTCGTGGCAAGCCCGCAATTGCTATTGATACTATTCTACCAGAAAGTATCGTTGTTCGCGTAATGACATATGAACATATTCCACTTGATCCGGATCGCGTTCGTAAGAGCCGAGTAACCGATCAATCATATGCTCGTACAACTTTCCCACCATTTAAACATTATATCTTATTAGATACTGGACCAAAAGAAGTTTTGCGCTCTCATTGGAAAGATGGATTTGATAACGGAAGCTTCGATCCTGATAGCGGCAGAATTAATGATCGTTTAGCCAGAATGTTTATGATGTTAGTTGAGAGATATTCTAGACGTGGCAACTGGCGCGGATATTGTGTTGATGAACAAACTCAAGCGTTAACACAACGTGGCTGGTTAAATTACGAGCAAATCAATGAACAAGATATCATTCTTTCCTATGATGGAAAAAAGTTAGCTTGGTCAAAAATAAAGTCGATATTCCGCGATAACTTCAATGGTAATATGTTTCAATTGTCTGGTATTGGTATTGATGCTCTTGTTACTCCAGGGCACAAATTTCTGACAACTAATAATGAATTAGTTCCAGTCGAGTTACTCAGAGAAACAGATCGTTTGCGCCTAATGGGTTCTTCGGTTGAAGCACCAATTGAACAAACATATTCTGATAGTTTTGTAGAATTGATCGGATGGGTAGCTACTGAAGGTTCTTTTTATAAAAGAAACAACGCAAATCGCCTAAAGATTTATCAAAACGAAGGACGTTATTCTGACCGTATTCGCAAATGTCTAAATACTCTTGGTGAAAAATTCTCAGAATACAAACGCTCTCGTAATGGAAATTTGGAGAATGTCGCTTTTACTATTAATAAAGATTTAATCAACACCATTGTAAGCGAAATTGGAACAAATAGAATTATTCCACCAGAATTTATTCTTAAATTGACCACATCGCAGCGGGAATTGCTTCTTCAGACCATGATAGATGGTGATGGTTGGCGTACTCGTCAAGGGAAATATTTGCATATTGGTTATTGTCAAAAAGATAAAGAACATTTGGATTCTTTCTTGATGCTTGCAACTTTATGTGGTCATCAAGTTTCTTTCCGAAAGCGTGAAATTACAACCACCGTAAATAATTTATCATCACATATATACGAAGCACACTTCCTTTCAAAGCGTAGGAACATAAAGCGTGTTGAAAATATAAACATGCACGGTGCGAAGCAAAATGGCGCAACTAAAGGCTTAGGAAAAGTTACTCATCCTAATAAACCCACTGTACCATATACCGGAATGGTTTGGTGTCCTGAAACTGAATATGGCTGCTTTGTTGCCCGTCGTGGCGATTACATTCATATTTCTGGCAACACATATGTCGATGAAATGCGCAGCCAAGCTTTAGTTCAATTATCTCAAATTGGTTTACAATTTGATGAATCTAAGTCTGATAATCCATTCGCGTTCTATACAACTGCCATAAGAAATTGTCTTGGTGGAGATACATTAGTATTAACCAAAGAATTCGGATCAGTTCCTATAGAAGAAATTTCTGAAAAAGATGTTACTTTGCTTGATGGAAATGGTGACTGGGTAAAATGCCACATATTTGACCATGGAGTCCAAGAAACACAACTTACCTATTTCCAAGGACAAGGCGGAAAGAAAATTGAAATTTGGTCAACCCTTAATCACGGATGGATTAGTGAAAATACAAGAGTTGAAACTAAAGATTTTAATGGACATAACACAAAAATAAATGATTTGCGCCCATCCAAAGTAGTTAAAAATGCAGAAAGTTACCAAAAAGGACTAACTCATGGTGTAATTTATGGGGATGGTAGTGCTAATAAAAACTGCAAGGATTTTTACTACATAAGAATATGTTCTAATATATCAGATTTTATGCCAATTTTTGAAAAATATCCAGTATTTTATGCTCCATCATATAATGGTGATCCCACATTTAGTATTTCACAAGCATGGGCAAACTTGAAGAAGTTTCCAGAAAATCCAGGAGAAGACACAGATTATCTTCTCGGATTTTTGCGAGGATGGTTTGCAGCCGATGGCTGCGTAAGTAAGGTTCCAACGCCAACACTTTGCGGAGATGAAGCCGAATATAATTGGTTGAAAACATGGGGACCAATTGTTGGATGGCATATCAATAATTTCACGACTTTGGCAAAAGTAACTAATTTCGGTGAAAGAAAAAAGCAAAGTCTTAATATTCACCTAAAAAAGGCATCTATGCATTCAGAAGATTTTATTTTGAGTAAGCATAGAGAAAGATGGGATACAAGAAAAGAAACCAAAAAGCAATGGTTTGTTTATGGTAGCCGTCAGGGTGATATTGAAAATAAGTATCAAAGAGTGTATTGCCCAGTAGTTGAAACCACTCAAAGCTTTGCTTTAAGTAGCGGCATACATTCTTCAAACTGTTTCACTCGCGTATTGAATCTCGAAAAGAAGTCACAGAATATTCGGGATGACCTGTTGATTATTGCTGGAGCACAACCAAGCTATACTAGACAAATTGATAATGAATTAGATCATCGATTTGCTGATTATGCGGCACAAGCTGCGGCAAAAGAAGCTAAAAAAACTGAATAAATTAGAACAGTTAACTTACACATAAAGATATTTTAGAATAATATTGCGAAATTAATCCGTCCTAAGTTAATATTAACCATAAACTTTTTTATGGTTAATATTAATGGATTTTTTAAACTACGATAAAACAAAATTTGATCTACTAGTTGGAAAACTAAAAGATTTAAACGTAACGACCGAAACAACAAAAAATTCTGGAAAGAGCGGAATGGTCGTAGAAGATGCTTTGGGAATAGATGCCAACAACAATCCACATTCTGATACTCCTGAATTTGAAATAAAATCCAGCCAAGGAATATGTGATATTACCTTGTTTTCAAAAAGGCCCGAACGAGGCGATACATATAGAATAGTATTAGAATATGGATATCTTGACAAAAAAAATAGACAAGCTTTTGCGGCGGATATAAGCTATAATAGTTCTAAATTATTTTGTTACGCTAATAGTGGCGGTGTTGTTATATATGATTCTATAACTAAAGAAGAAATATGCTATTGGGGATATGAATACTTGGCAGTTGGTTTTTCTAAAATTAAAAACATTTTAAAAGTTTTTGTTCAACGTAAAAAACTAAAAAATGGAAATGAAGAACACTCCGTTCTTTCCGTAGATTCTTTTGGAACATTTAAATTAAACAAATTTATTGATTTTATCAATGATGGCACAATAGTAATTAGTCCTAGTAGATATTTTAAATCAAATACCTTAAATATTAGAACGGGCCGCTATCCCTCGCGGGATCGAGGATGTAAATTTAGAATTGATCAAAAGCATTTTAAAGACCTCTACGAAACTCAAACCCCGCATTAAAAATAGACTTTCCGATAGGCGATAGTTTATATTCAGTTAAAATCGAGTGATGAATATGTCAGACCCCTTATTTAAAAAAGCTGTTACATTGACCGACGTTCATTTTGGCCGTCAAGGAAATAGCACGCAAGCCAATCAAGATAATTTAGACTTCATAGCGTGGTTTATAGAAGAAGCCAAAACATGGGGCGCAGAAACATGTATCATGATGGGAGATTGGCATGATTCCCGTCATTCCCTTCATGTATCAACTATGAATTATAGTTTGACTGCGATGCAAATGCTCAATGATGCGTTTAAACATGTTCACTGGATACCAGGAAACCATGATCTGTTCTATCGCGATAAGCGCGATATTAGTAGCATAGAATTTGCTAAGCATTTGCCAAATATCAATATCATTAAAGAACCAATCACCACAGGCAACGTGACACTCCTTCCTTGGCTTATCCAAGATGAAGGAAAAAATATGAAGTCGCTTAAATCTCGATATATTTTTGGTCATCTTGAACTTGGCGGTTTCATGATGAACGCCAAAGTAGAAATGCCAGAACATGAAAAAGGTATCAAAACGAGAGACTTCGTAAATCAGGATTATGTATTTTCCGGACACTTCCACATTCGGCAACAAAAAGGCAAAGTGGTATATACTGGAAATATTATGCCATTCAATTTCTCAGATACTTGGGATGAAGATCGCGGCATGATGCTCTTAGAATGGGGCAAGGAGCCTATGTTTAAAGCATGGCCTGATCAGCCATTGTTCAGAACTATGCGGCTCAGTGAGCTTCTGAACGCCCCTGACAAGCTATTAGCGCCAAAGATGACTGTTCGTATTGGTATTGACATTGATATTAGCTATGAAGAAGCACAAGTCATCAAAGATACGTTCGTTCAATCATATGGTTTACGAAAAATTGAACTTACCCATCAAGCTAAACAAACAGAAGAACAAGAATTTGATGGAAATGTCGTTTTTCAATCAGTAGATCAAATTGTAGTTGATGGGCTACTATCGGTTCAAAGCACCGGATTGAAGCCCGAAACATTGGTTGAAATTTATAAGAGTTTACCGAATTTGTAATAATGACATTTTTATATAATTTTGTTATTTTTACATAGTGAACAAAAACTTTATTGGCAAATTAAAAGGCAAAAAAATGAAAAAACAAGATATCGACGGATCAAATAAAAATAGAGAAGCAATCAAATTTACTGACGATCCCATAAGATTGAAAAGAAAAATAGCAAGAGAAATTGAACGATGCCCGCCTAGAATGGCAATTATTGAATTATTTCGTAATGCATTGCAAGTTAAAGATTGTACCGAAATCCATTTTATGAAAGTTTATTATCCTCTTGAAACAGATGACAATGACGACATAAATGAAGCGAAGCTTAAAAATTATACTATTATGCGATCTTCAGATATTAATTCTACCGAAGTAACTATTTTAGTTCCTAAATTAATGATAAGAAATAATGGAACTGGTATTAAAAAAGAAAACATGGAAAAATTTACCGCCATTGGAGATTCTGGTGATGATTCCCCCATCCATGAAAGATTTGGTAGTGGTTCCAAAACGGCAACGTTGTCGCATAGCCCCAGTGGTGTATTTTTTACTTCTCTTTGTGAAGAAACATATAGTTCTGTAATGCTAAATCGGTATCATGATAGAACTATCAATGAGTATAGTTATGACCGAGTTTTAATGGATGATAACAGGTATGTTTGGGATTCTGAAAAAACCGTATCTCAGATGATTTCTGCTATTCTGTCTATAGAAAAAAATTATGAAAAAATGGAACTACTAAGCAATAAAAACGGCGATTATACGAGTGTAATCCTTTTTGGAAAAGATTTTCTAGAAGACACCACATTACAAAATGGTTATGGTTGGGTAGATAACGCAATATTGGATAGATTTGTTTCTTTTAAAGGATTTAATGAAAATTGCAAAGTTTTTGTAGAAAATTCTATTTCTTCAAATAAGAAAAATAATAAAAATAAAGAAATTTTCAGTGAAATTGGTTTAATTACGGAATCATCTAAAAAATATGACAATGATGAAACTGTAATAGTTAATGATCTTGAAATTCGTTATATATACGATTCAACTGAAACTAAAGGATTTTTGGCATTAAATTACGAGAATGAAATTTATTTTTCAGAGAAGTATGGCCAATTAAATAAAGAAGGTCATCGTTGGTATAGCTATTGTAGGAATTTTGGTATTGAAAATAGCTGCGCCAAGCATGTGACTATCATCATCAAACTATTATCAGAAAATAAAAAATATTTTCCAAATGAATATAGAGTTCATTTGTTTAGCTATTCTGATAAAGATAAAATTGTTGACGCAAAAGACTTTGCAGATATTGTTGAAGATAACCAGCCTAAATGGCTACAAGATTTGAATAACAAAAGCGCAATCGTTGATAATGACGAATTACTAAAAGAGTTAAATAATATAGGCATTGAGGCTTTTTCTAAAACAAAAATCCTTCATCTATATCCATCAAAAAATGGCTCGAAATGGGGTACGAATACTGCAAATAGTGCCACCATCCAAATTACTTCTCCGCCATCTGGCTCTAAAGTTCGTTCATCTACACCACCCGCGCATGCTGGTGTAACATCAACCAAAACTGTACAAACTCTTGCTCCGATTAGTAGTTTGCCGCAATTACCCGCATTGCCACCTGGAACTATGAAAGCATCTCAAAAAAGGTCGCAATCCACGGATTTACCAAAATTTCACTTTATGGATAACATTGATGAAATTCGATTGGCTGGATTAGAAGATCACATTGCATCCTTCGAAGATAAGACATTGAGAGTTAATTTGTTGCATTCTTTTTTCATATTGGTATTAAATCAAGTTATTAACAGTAGCAACACCGTTAGAAGTAAAAACTATACCAGCGTCGTAAATTTAGTTCAACCGGTAATTCGTAAAGAAATTACCAAATATTTGTGCGAATATTTTGCTAGAATGCGCGATGCTGAAAATATTGATATTAGTTTCAGACCACACTATAAATCTTCAATTTCTAAAGAATTAGTCACACACATGGTTCAGAATTTTGAAGAATTATTTGTATCACGAGTTTCTTCTTCTGTAAATCCACAAATTAACAAAATGCGAAATAGTAGAGAAATGTATAATATGATCCCATCAAATGAACAATTTCCGTTGAGCGAGGCCGATATAGTAGAAAACACTTCGGTAGTAGATGTGCTTAATCAAAATGTAATTGATTCCAATCGCCCCAAGGGCGAACGAGGAATGCTATATGATGCGATGAATAAAGCTGGATTCTCAATCTAATAGATTAATGCGCTCTGTAAGATATCTTACAGAGCGCATTAAAATGGTATAATTTTTAAAATTGTGGTATAAGTGATTTGTAAATTTAAAGTGTTGAAGTATGGAAACCGAAATTATTGAACCCGAAAGTGCTTCTATTGAATTAACCGATGCAGTGAAGACTGTTGCTCTAAAAGCCGGAATTCATATTAAGAACGTAACAATGAAGAATTTTCTAAGCGTAGGGGCAGTTACTTCTGCCCTACCTTTAGATAAACACGGCCTTACATTAGTATTAGGCGCAAATACCGATACTAATGGTGCCATGACTCGTAATGGCGCCGGGAAAACTACCATTTTGCAAGCTATATCTTTTGCACTTTATGGAAAGCCATTATCAAAGATTAAGTTACCAAACTTAGTTAACAATGTTAACAATAAACAAATGGTCGTAACCATTGAGTTTGATAGAGGCGGAGTTTCGTATAAAGTAGAACGCGGCAAAAAGCCCGACGTAATGAAGTTCTTTGTTAATAATCAAGAAATAAAAGATGACGAAGAAAGTGATACCGGAAGCGAACAAGGCGAAAACCGCCATACGCAAGAAGAAATCGAAAAAGTAATTGGAATGAGCCACAATATGTTTAAGCATATTGTTGCCTTAAATTCTCATACCGATCCTTTTCTAAGAATGAGAGTCTCTGATCAAAGAGATGTTATTGAAGAATTGCTTGGTGTTACTCAATTGAGTTCGCGTGCAGAAGTTCTTAAGAAGATAATTACTCAAACCAAAGATGATATAAAAATTGAACAGGCTAATATTAGTGCTACTAAAGAAGCCAATTCCAGAATTGAATTAGCCATTCGACAAGCAGATGCTTTATCTGATAATTGGATAAGATCACATAATAAAGTCGTTGGTCAATTTACCGATGATATAGAACAACTATCTAATATTGATTATGATAGCGAAATCATCAAATTCGATGATATAGATGTTTGGACAATTCAAGAAAAAGATATTTCTTCTAAGAAATCCAGTCTATCAAAAGAAATAAAATTGATTGAACAATCGGCTAATAGTTTAAAGGTTAATTCTGCTCAATTTCTTAAAGAATCTCAAAATGATAATCAATTACAAATTGACCGTCTTTCACAAGAAATTGTAAGAAAAGAACGCGATGTTGATCGTAAAAAAACATCCATTGAAAAAGATAGAACAGAATTAAATCGTGTTCAACATGATCTAGATAATCCTAATGAGCATGCCTGTAATTCTTGCGGACAAGCACTTGCTGGTACGTCACACATTAATGCTGTTATTAAAAATCTTGAAGAAAAATTGGACTCTCTTAAAAATCAAATATCTAGAGAAGAAAAAGAACTTTCTAACTTGATTATAGAAATTGATCATATTAATAACGAAATTAATAAAGTAATTTCAGAAACAAAGACTAAGCAGGCCGAATACAAAAAGAAGTATGATGACAACTTAAAAGAAATTTCTAAGTTTGATGCATCAATTTCTGAAAAGAAATTGCATGAAAATGATCTTAATGGGCAATACGTTAAATTAGGGAAATGTCCAACCTCAATATTTTCAACAAGAGATGAAGTGTATAAAGCTAAACAATCATTTGATGCACTAGTTCGAGAACTTGAAATAGAACTTGAAAAGAAAAATCCATATGAAGAACAAATTGCAAGCTATAGAGCAACTATAGCAGACGTTGATTATGATGCATTAAATAATCTAGATACTCTCTTGAAGCATCAGGAAGTGTTATTGAAGCTATTGACTTCTAAAGATAGTTTCATTCGTAAGAAGATTATTGATCAAAATTTAGCATATTTGAATTCTAGAATGAATTATTATCTAGATAAGCTTGGTCTTCCACATGAAGTTAAATTCATATCAGACCTTAGTGTTGAGATTATTCTTCTAGGCCGAGATTTCGATTTTGAGCAATTATCTCGTGGTGAAATGAACCGCGTAATCATGGCAACCTCTTGGAGTTTCCGCGATGTTTGGGAAAGTTTGAATGAAAGCTTTAATCTTATGTTCATAGACGAATTAATGGACAACGGTCTTGATGGCCAAGGAGTTGAAGCCGCACTGGCAGTTCTTAAGAGTATGGTTAGAGATCGTTCCAAAAATGTATTCTTAATTAGTCACCGCGAAGAATTAGTTGGTAGAATAGATCAAGTATTGCTAGTAAGAAAAGAAAGTGGATTTACTCGATTTGAAGAAGATTTATCCGCCACATAATTATAAATAAAAATTCTGAGTATCTATTGATAGATGTTTGGGAACATAACTGGAAAAAAAATGATTGATGTTGAATTTAATTGGGAAGATGGCGAAGTAAGTGATTTTTGGCTATCAGTTGGGTTAGTCAAAAATACCGCACATATCTATCAAACGCCATGGACTGGTGAAACTTGGTGGATAGAAAGTTTAGTTTTCAACATTGATAAAGCTGGGTTCGACAACATAATTTTGGCTAAAAAGGCGGTAGAGCAAACCGCCATAAAATGGTTTCAAATGGCAAGCCATAAGTCTCCAATTCAAGAAAATATGAATTGGATATTCACCGATAATATGTGATATATTCCTAATTCTGATGCCACGGAAAAATATTATATGAAAGTTAAAAAAGCACAATTAGTTGTTCTTTTGAAAGTATCTCAATTTATTTCTAGAACCATATCGAAGCATAATCTTGGTTGGTATTCAGTAAATGTTGGCTGGGTGCATAATCAAAAATACCCAAAGAAGATGACTATGGAAATGATTGGAAAACAATTTTCATGGGAATACTCGTATAATATGCATGAAAAGAATTGTTTTACTCAGGTCATATCGACCGATGAATGGTGTTGTTTTTTTAAAACAGAACATGCGCCAAGAGTTATGTATTCCACCGAGCCTGTTTTTTTAGATAAGGCTTTTGGCAACAAAAAAACTTTCGAAAATGATATTGTACTGATGGAATTTATGTTCCAATCCGGAGAGTTTGGAGAACAATATATAAATTCTTAGATAATTTGGTTGCATTTATTTTAATTATAGTTATATTATTGGTAATATAGAAAATCAACAAATATGGATATTTAAAAATGGAATCTAAAATTCTTATTACTCTTAAAGAGCGAGGATTTATTCACCAAGCGACCAATCTTGAAGGTCTTGATGTGCTTGCGAGTAAGGGTTCTATTATTGCCTATATCGGGTTCGATTTAACCGCAGATAGTCTTCATATTGGCTCATTGATCCAAATCATGGTTCTTCGCTGGTTAAAGAAATTGGGACATACTCCTATAGTTCTTTTTGGCGAGGCTACCACTCGTATTGGTGATCCTTCTGGAAAATCATCGCAACGTCCTATGTTGACCTCAGAACAAATCGAACGTAATCGCGAAGGTATTGTGCGTATTATTGATCGTTTAGTGGGTCATTGTCGGCATGAAACAAATGCGACATGGTTTTCGGAAGACACTCCATCATACATCAATTTTTTGGAAAAATATGGTCGTCATTTTACTATCAATAGAATGCTTACGTTTGATTCGGTGAAAACGAGGCTAAGCCGAAATGCTCCTCTGACGTTTCTTGAATTCAATTACATGTTGATGCAGGCCATTGATTTCTTGAAATTGAATGAAAAGGAAGATTGTGTTCTTCAAATCGGTGGATCAGACCAGTGGGGAAATATAATCAATGGCGTCGAACTCATTAGGAGAATTAATGAGCAAGAAGCATTTGGGCTGACCACACCATTATTGACTAATTCTGCTGGTGAAAAAATGGGAAAGTCTGCTGGAAACGCTATTTGGCTCGATCCCGATAAAACTGCAGCATTTGAATTCTGGCAATTCTGGCGAAATGTGGAAGACAAAAAAGTTGGAGAGTTTCTACGACTTTTTACCGAACTTTCTATGGATGATATCCTTGATCTAGAAATCCTAGATGGGAAAGAAATCAATAAAGCTAAAATAAAATTGGCTACCGAAGTTACCGCTCTTGTCCATGGTAGAGCCACAGCGGAAGAAGTCGCAAATTTAGCTCAAAACAAAACGAGCGCATCAAGTTCTACGTCAACATTCGTGATTGAATCGCGAATCTTTGATAAGGGAATTACATTAGCGCAAATTATGTTTGATGCTGGATTGGTGAAATCTAAAACGGAGGCTGCAAAATTGGCTGAAGGTGGTGGTGTAAAGATGAATGGAGAACCTATGTTGGATGCACGACTTCCTGTATCTAGAAGCGCATTCAACGGCGATACGTTTGTTTTAACTATTGGAAAATCTCGTATGATTTTAATTAAAATAGAAAATCAATAATATGATCAGTTGGCCATGGGGATTCCCCATGGCCAACATCTCTAGTAAAGTATTAAGCAGCAGCAACTACTGCTGTAGTAAAGGCTGCTCTCGTCATAGCCGTACTCATACGGTTATTAACTGGAGCACCGCCCGTAGAATTGAAGAAGGTTAAGTACGCATATTGCGTAACTGAACCGGTAACACCTTTAACTGCATAACCAGTCGCAGAAGATACGCCAGTTTTTAATGCAAAATTGACGCCATTTAAGAATGCATAAGAACCAGCACCAACAGTCAAGCCATCACCATCGGTATATGTTGAATTATTAAATGTCGATTGACCCATAGAAAGAATAGTTCCTGTGCCAGATATTTTGGCAACTGTGCTACCAGTACCAAACATATTACAGCTTGCCATAGTCAAGTATCCAGATGTTAAGTTGAATACAGCACCTGTATTAACAGATAGGTTCATCGAATTTGTAATTGTCGCAATGCCACAATTAGAAATAGCAAGACCATCGTATGCACCAAGTATAGTCATATCTAGTTTATCTGCATAGAAACGATTTGGGGTTGATCCAGTAGCTGTGTTACTGATAACAACACCACGACCGTTTTCATTATATATTCTTACGTTATTAAGATATAATCCACCAGCATAAGAGCTTCCTGCCATTGTAATAGCATCAACTGATGCCGCTGATGGATAGAAGAACATGTCTTCAAATGTTATTGTAGAATTAGGAACAGAGTTACCATTGTAAACATTATTTGGTATATATGATACTGCTCCATTAATTCGTGTACCCCAGCTTTTGCTCCCCATCCCCATGTATTTTGTATTTGGACGAGTTAATGCTAAAGTTTCAGAATAAACTCCTGGACCGATAAGAATAGTAGCACCATTTCCACCTGCGTTATATGCAAGAGCAATATCATGTGCTTTTTGAATACTCACAAATGGATTAATTGCACTTCCGTCGCCGGTAGTATCATTACCATTTTTAGATACATAATACATTGCGCTCGCAGTAGCTACACCTGCGGTTACTATTGAATTACCTTGAGGACCAGTAGGACCAGTAGGACCAGTAGGACCAGTTGGGCCAGTAGCACCAGTAGGGCCAGTAGCACCAGTGGGGCCAGTAGCACCAGTAGGACCAGTAGGACCAGTATCGCCAGTAGGACCAGTATCGCCCGTAGGACCAGTAGCACCAGTAGGTCCAGTTCCTGATCCACCAGAAATTTCAGCCCAACTCAAGTTTCCAGAACCATCAGTTGTAACATATTGCCCAAAACTTCCTCCAGAAATATTTACATTAGAAATAGAACCAAGATATGAAGTTCCTGAAACAGTAAAAGAAGGAACAGTTAATATTCCACTAGAGTCTAAAGAAATACTATTAGTTCCGCTAGAATTTGCAGTAAGTAGCAAATTTCCACTACTTTTATTAAACTGAATAGCGCTGACCGCAACATTTGACGTATCTGTGAAATAAATAGTAGTGTTGTCTGATCCAGATAACGATAGATTGCTACCACGAATCGAAGCATTTCCTACAATGTTTAGATTTCCGTCGCCGTCTACTGTACCCGAATTAGCATTATCCGTACCTTGTATATATTTAATATTACCTTTAAGTATTAACGCCATATATTTTCCCCTTATATGCCTGAAAAAATATTTAGGGTACAAAAAAGAATGTAAAACACCATTCTTTTGGGTTATAATACGTGTTAATGGCTAATTCGGGTGCATAACTATATATATTTTATTTTTATTATCATAAAAAATATTCTATTAGGGACATAATATTACTTAATATCTACACTCTTAGAATAATGATATATTTTATCGATTATATCACTTCCGGCCAAAGTCAAAAAGATTATGTCGGATTCTTCTTTTAACAAAATTTTAATTTTTATCTTATTGCGATTTAAAGTCTTAATTATTTTATAAGATGAAATATTTTTAACAATAGAAACTAAATGCATAATATCAATATAACGCTTATTTTCATTTTCTGAAATATTAAACCAACTGTATTTCACCATCATCGGAACGTCATACATTTCTAATAAGTTTACTTCATAGCAAAACTCATTCATAGATGGTTTATATTTTTTTCTAATGCGAATATTTTTCAAATCAATCCTCAAAGAAATAACTGTCGTCTAGCTTTAATAAACTATCCAAACTAACAATGAAATATTCTTTATAATTTATAATGCTTGTTAAACCACCATATAGCTTGTCTACGATTACCATATCTGCAACATTGTTAAACTTACAAATAATAATGAAATCTTTATTTGCACTTTCACTATCTTGTTTTGCTTGAATGATCCATTCATCAAACAATTTTACATTTTGTGTAATAATTGAATTCATAGTAGGCGCATCTTTATAATGCTTGCATTCAACTGTAAAATTAAACTTAGCTGGCGTAATTATATCCCCAAACGTGGCCTTATCTGTAGAATGAGTTTCAACTCTCGTTTTGTTTTTACCCCCGAAGAAGCTGCCTGAGTCCGCGTTCCTGGAAAAGCTTTTTTCTAAACCAGTTTTTTCCTTAAATCTTTCAGACAAAAGATTAGAAATCTTTCTTTCGTAGGAATTTCCTTTACTTTTCGAATTCACCCGCTTAACCGCCACAAAAATCTCCTAGATAAAAACCGTACTTAACTAGTATTTATCCTTGGTAAAATTATTGATTTTTCATATCGGAATAGGGCATATTAGGATTATATACGTGAGGAAATTATGGTTGAAGTAAAAATTATTCCAATGGGCGTTAAAGGCCCAAAACAGAAGAAAAAAGCTTCTAAGAAAAGAAAGCCATTGCCATCTCGTCATACTATGGCAGTTGACCCTAATATGAAAAGGGCGGTTACTGGTATGATGCGACAGAATGCCAAAGAAAATCTACCGCTTTCCGAAAAAGCTATAAAAACTTTGATCATTAAGCAAATGAAACCAAGTCGTCTATATTCTAAAGAAGAATTTGCTGAAAAATATGATAAAATCAAATCACGGGTTACGCAATCTTATAAAGGTTCACCACCAATAAATCATAATACGCCATTGACTGAAGAAGAAATAAAAAGAAAAAACGATAGAATAATAATTGTTAAGTCTAATAGCCATATACGGCAACAACAAGAACAAATGCATTCTAATGCTCGATCATTGAGAAAAGAACGAATGTTAGACCAACAAAGACTAGAACGAAAACAAAAATACGAACTTTATAAGTTCCGTAAACAAGAAGAAAACAAAAAATGAAACTTTATTTTGACGGTGGATGCAGACCCAATCCTGGAAAAAGAGAAATAGCAGTTTTTTCTGAAGATGGCTCCGTTCAATTGCACGATTATATCGGATATGGTACTAATAATGAAGCCGAATGGATTGCGCTAATTTGGGCCATGAGCGTTGCTATTGAAAAGAAGTTTGACGATCTCACCATTTTTGGGGATTCAAGCTTAGTTATCAATCAGGCAAATGGTTTGTGGAAAATAAAGCAAGAATCTTTTCTTCCGTTTTTTGAAGAATTTTGTTCTTTGAAAGTTCAATTACCCAAGTTCGATCTTAAGTATATTCCTCGTGATAGCAACTTGGCTGGCCAATTTATAGAAATGAAACAAAAATGATGGACTTCTTTTGTAAAGTATGTGGAGTTAAGCATCAGGATTCTTCTTATCCAAAAACATGCCTATCGTGTGAGCATATTACTTGGATTAACCCGACCCCTGTAGCTGTAATGATTCAACCCGTAATCGATGCTTCTGGAAAAGTTGGCGTATTGATTGGGAAACGCCTCAACGAGCCGTTTGTAGAGGGCTGGAACCTCATTGGCGGATATATTGATACATCGGACGCCGATGTCATTCATGCCGCTGTGCGCGAACTGGAGGAGGAAACTGGTATCATAGCAAGTAGAGCATCTATAAGATTGTTCTGGTCATTTTCTGATGGAATCCATCTATTAATTTTTTGTGAAAATCTTGAGAACCTACCTATTTCTGATCTCAGGCATTTTAGACCCAACGATGAATGTTCTGAATTAAAGGTAGTATGGGAACCAGAAGAATTATGTTTTGGCTCACACACTGATGCATTAAAAACATGGTTCAATGATAGATGTTGAATACTATCAAGTTTAATTCTAATGACATTTTTGTAATATCAAAAATATTGAAAAAATGGAAAGAGGATATAACGCATATATGTAAAACCGAACACAATATTAATTGTGCAAAAGATTTTGCATACTATATAGATACACTTGACCAGAATGTTGGTGATATAACAATGTTAAAGGATATTCACCGCAATAATATAGATAATGCAAAAATAAATTTCAAACTTAATTTGCATTTACATGGTTCTGTTTCCGAATTAATTCATATACCAAAAAATACTAAAGAAATATATGCTACGGTATTATATGATAATGAAAAATGGTTTAACATTTTTCTAAACAGATACCGTTCTCAAATTCGCATTTATTCTTTAAACGATTATATATCATCGGATTTTATTATAGAAAGTATTATTCGGTCTGAAACTATTATACAAAAAGAGCAAGTGGCTATATCAATAAAAAACTCATTAAGAATGGAAGTAGATTGTTCACCACAATTGCCTCGGTGCCCTACTTTTAATGAAATATTGGAAGTTTTGCCTTCTCAATATGAGAGAGCGCAACATGTAGCTATAAAATCATTTGAAAAATCTTTTTCAAATGAAAATAATCTCGATGCTTTCCTATCTTCTAAAAAAGGAAAAAAGGCATTAGAATTAGAAATTATTCGAACGATGATGGTTCTTAAAGAAATCAGAGTATTTTAAGACCAATTCAACTTAAACATTATTGCATCCATTTCATTTTCAAAATGAAATCCATGCTCGTCTATACGCCATTCTCCGATCAATTGTTCAACTATCCAAACACAGCATTGGCCAAGTTTTTCTGGAGTATACGTATTAACTTTTATGTTTATTGAACACCCATTTTTTTTAAAACGAGGTAGTTCATTTAATGTAGTAATTCCTCTCAACCATTCAGGTAATTCTTCTGAATTTACAGCATAGCTAAGTAATATCTTATTAACTTTATGCAGTGGCTTGTTAAAAAACAATATCACGTCATTTGATTTGTGTAAAATATCATAATTCATAGCATAGGTAAGTTGGTTTTTTCAACCGCTTTAACTCTTTCTTCAATTTGCTTAAGAATAATTCGGCGTTCTTTATCGCTTAATGACCAAGCCTCTCCGCGAGACAAACTTCCACGCATGTGCCACATTATAGCAGTTATATGTTCAATTAAATCGTGACGTTCTGAATCCATCCTTTTTATAAGATTTCTAAGCTCTTGATGGTCACTAATTGTCAAGAGCCTATGCCGAAAAAACTTGATGGATCGAATTCAATTGTGCCAACCCAAGAGTGCGCACAGTGAGCGCAAACGGCATCAATCTTTTTATCGATTCCCTTAGAGTTTATTTCTGCTAGCTTGTCTTCGATTTTCTTAAACGATACTTTATCCGTATTGCTGATATATTCAAAAATATGCTTTTTATCTGTTACAACATTATTGGGAACAATAATTGAAATTATACTATCTGCTATAGCCGAAATATTAATTGAACTTAAATGTGAATAGCTACCATTCAACGTATCAGTTTTAATCTTAGCATCTAAATCTTCAACCGCCCGTATTTTTTGTGCTTCATTAAACGTGGCCATAGTTATTTTTACAGCAGATGCCAACGTATATGGTTTTACATACATAATGACTTCATCGTTTATTCTAATTTCATTTTCTGGATCAACGTAAGTTATGGTTCCTAAAATTTCAGATAGATTGCAATCAAATGAATTTTCTTCATCGCACTCTGGGCAGACAATCTCTAATTCCATATTGTTGCCATATGTTGCCGCACGTATCGCTAATAATATTACGTCTAAGTCTGGAGTACTAACTTCTCTTGGTTCCTTAATAGATGGAACACATGATTCAATTAATTTTTCAAGAGCATACCCATTCATTAATGCATCAGGAGCCTTTAAAAGAAGCTCGTCTGCGGCTCTCATTGGAAATATCGGAATATCACCACCAAGGCTTTCGCTGTAATTTTCTTCTGAAAAAAATCTACCGCGAGTTGGTAAGGTAATATGAAGACCTGGAATTCTGAAATACGCAGATAGCGGGTTATTAGAACTTGGCTTCGTATTAGCCATAACAGGCTTTTCTAGTTTTATAGAATCCGTTGGTTCTGAAAAAAGTTGAGTTTCATCAAAGTCATCATGCGTATGTTTCATTATAAGTTCCTGTAATTAAATCCTAAGTTATTTATATGCGTATTATATTATACCTTAATTGTAGTCCTAAATACTTTATAGTACAATATAAATTTGAAAAATGGCTGATATTACTTCTGAACAAATTGATGAGTTAGTTAAACAACTGGGCAAATCTGCCGGTGCTCTTACGAGCATTGCAGATAAAACCGGTTCACGCTCTGCTGGTGGCGGAGTTTCCAAAGGTATAATAGACGCTACTTCTGGTAAAAGTTCTTCCGAAGAAAAAAAATCTAAAGTTACCATTGAAAATTTTAACAGAGGAGTATCAGACTCTTTTGATTCACTTCGTGAATTTTCCCAAGGAACAAAAGGTCTTACTGGCGCAATTGCAAATATATCGCAAAAGTTTGCTGGTGGTTTTATTTTTGCCGAAATGGCAAAATATGCTGAAAGAAATATTGGTATATACAGAGAGTTAAGCAACTATGGTCAAACTTTTAGCGGATCAATGCTTAATATGTCAAAAGCCGCCGCCGAGGCTGGCTTACCAATGCAAGAATACGCAAATTTGATTAAAAATAATAGCGCAGTAGTTAAGCAGCTAGGAATTACTGGATTCAATAGATTACAAAAAGATGTACGCAAATTATCTGATGAATATGGTAACTATGGCATGTCTCTTGAACAAATGGGCGAGATGACCTTAAAATATGCAGATACTTTACGTCTTTCTGGTAGAAGTGCTAAAAGTTTGGTTAATATCGGACCAGAAATTAACAAATTTGCTTTAAATATGTCGGCCATGTCCGATATTACCGGAAAAAATAGAGAAGAAATTGAAAAACAATCTCTTGCGATAATGAATGATGCTCTTTTTAGAGCAAAAGCATCAGATAATACGCTTGCAGGCATGGAGGGATATAATAAGGCTCTTCGTTCCGCCGTTACAGAATTATCTGCACAACAAGGCGAAGGCGCAGAATTAGCAAAAGCTCTCGGAGAGGCTTCATCCAATATTGGCGGAGTAAACTTTACCGCGTTTGGTAAAATGGTAAATGACTTAGGCCAATCGAATATTTCGCAACTTATAGAAGAAGCGAATGCTAGATTACAAAGAGGTGAAGACCATTCTCAAGTTACAAGTGATCTTGTACGAAAAGTTAAAGAACAATTAAGCGATCCTTCTGTAAAGCAATCTTTAGAACTTCAAGCGAGCATGGGTGACGAAAACGCCAAAAAAATGCTAGCTATGGGGCAAGAATTAATAGTATATACCGCTGCGGAAGTGAAAGCCAAAGAAGCTAATAGAAAAAGCATGCAGGGTTTTGAAGCATTTATGCTTAGCTTCAAAAGCACGATGGGCGATCTTTTTGGTACATTTATTAGTGGTTTCTTACAGCCTTTTACAGATAGTGGAAATCAAGATGCAGTAAAACAGTTCTTTAAAAGATTAGAAGCAATAAAGCCACAGTTAACTGATTTGGGTAAAACATTTGGAGAATTATTTAAAGCAGTATTTAATCCAACTACTTTAGGGGCGGTCGCCACTTTATTCAGCATGTTTACAAAAATAGTTACTATAGCTTTGCCCCCCGTTATGCTTGCATTAAATGCGCTTGCTGGTGGGATTAATTTTGTAGTAGGTTTTATTAATGATGCTGGTAATTTTATTGGTGGTTTATTTGGTAAAGATAGCGAACTTGGTAAAAACGTTTCTGATATTACTAAAGTAATTGGACTTGCTATAGCCGCATTAATTGGATTTGCTACGTATATGATAGGAAAAGAATTCTTATCTAATCTTTTTAGTAAAACAAGAACCGCTGTAATGAATGTCGAAGCTGGTATTGTAAACATAAACGGCTTAGGCGGTGGCGGCGGCGGTGGCGGCGGCGGTGGTGGCGGTGGTGGCGGCGGTGGCGGCGGTGACAAAATAAAAAAAGCAGAAAAACTATCAAAAGAAGAAAAGTTTCTGGAAAAAGAATATAGAAAACACTACGAAAAAGGTCTACGTGGAAAAGAATTAGAAGATGCCTTGCGGGCGTCGAAAGATGCTCGCCGCGCAAGCCGTATGTATAAAATAAGTGAGAGTGCCGGTAAACTGTTCAAACCTATTACGGGATTTGCTGCAAATATGCTAGAGCATGGTAAAAAATTTGCTTCTCCAATAATCGGGCGTGTATTAGCAAATCCCGCAATTGCTAAAGCGGTTAGTTTTAGCGAACAGATATTGGAGCACGGTGCCACAAAACTAGTGGGAAGACTTGGTAGTGCATTTCTTCCAGCAGTAGGCGGAGCCATGGACCTCGCTGCGGCGAAACGTATGTCAGATGAAGGAAACCCATTAGCTGCTGGTCTATATGGAACTGCTGGTGCTTTAAATATTGGCGGAGCAGCAGCAGCCGCTACTGGTATTGGTGCTATACCTGGAATTGGAATGGATATTGCAGGAGGAGTACTAACCGCCCTCGGAATGGCATCAGAATTTACAGGATTTGGTAAAATAAAACCAAAAGCTGGTCCAACCGATCAATCAAATACTGAAAAGCCAAAAGTAATCAATGAAGATGATTTGAACCTTACTAGATTCTTTGCTAACGGTGGAGATGAAAAATCAGTAAAAGCTCTAGAAAAAATTGAAGAAGCGATAAAACAACAAACTATGTATGTAGATAAAGGCAATAAAGCGGATAGCAGACAATATCGTTCAATGATTGAACAACTTTCTAGTGGCGCTGCAAAATAAAATATGGTATAAATATAACTATACATAATTAGTTTGGAATATCATGAGTTGGAAAAAACATTTTTCGGTTGTAAAAACCGGAAGTTCGTCATCTAATAATCAAGGGTTTTCTGTAAATAATACAGAAGGCGGAACAATGGCAGGAAGTAGCTCAAAATACGCTAGCTACTTACCAGAAGTATACGCGGGGCACCCAAATCGTATTCAACGATATTATCAATATGAAGATATGGATAGAGACAGTGATATTAATGCTGCTCTTGACACTATTGCCGATTTTTGTACTCAATCTGAAGAACAAAATGATGAGCCATTTGAAGTTGTTTATAACGAAGAAGCGACTGAAACTGAAGTAACGCTTATAAAAACTAATTTAAAACTTTGGACAAAGTTAAACGAGTTTAAACAACGATTATGGCACGTTTTCCGCCAGACTATGAAGAATGGCGATCAATTCTTTTTACGTGATCCAGAAACGGCTGAATGGTTATGGATAGACCATTTTTCTGTTGAAATGGTTAAAGTAGATGATACTGCTGGCAAAGAACCAGATGAATATATTATAAGAGGATTAGATTTAAATCGTCAGGCAAAGTTTGCTACGAAATCGGCAGACCCTTCTCAATATAGAACCCCATTTGGCACTAGTCTTGTCCCAGGAAGCCGTCCGCAAATGTCTCCTGGTGGACAAGCATCGGCAAATAATGTATTCCAACTTGCAGGTGGTAATCGCGATCCTAGAGCACAACAGGGTATGGTTGCAAATGAATTATCAGTAGTTGATGCGACGAATGTAATCCATTTGTCTCTTTCAGTTGGTATGGACATTAACTGGCCATTTGGTCAATCTGTTCTAGAACCAGTGTTTAAAACATATAAACAAAAAGAATTACTAGAAGATTCAATCATCATCTATCGAGTATCACGTGCGCCCGAACGTCGTATTTTTTATATTGATGTTGGTAACATGCCGCCAATTAGAGCGAAATCTCATATCGAACAAATTAAAAACGAAATTCACCAAAGAAGAATACCAAATAGAACGGGTGGAGGAAATTCCATTCTAGATGCGGCATATAATCCTTTGTGTTTAAAAATGGATACTAGGATTCCTTTGCTAGATGGTAGAACATTATCATTATATGAACTCACTGAAGAATATAAATCCGGCAAAGAAAATTGGGTTTATAGTTGTGACCCCATTACTGGAAAAATAGTTCCAGGAAATATTACTTGGGCGGGCGTTACAAAGAAGTCGGCAAAAGTTATAAAAATCACGCTTGATAATGGAGAAACACTTACTTGTACTCCAGATCATAAAATCCCAGTTCTTGGAAAAGGATTTGTTGAAGCACAAAATCTTACTATAGAGGATAGCCTTGTTGCTTTCTACACTCGTGAAAAGAATATTGACCGCAAACTTTCTAATGAAAGAACTTATACGCAAGTATATGATCATGATTCAAAGAAATGGGTATACGTTCATAGAATGGTGGGAGAATTCTTCCGCAACATAAACAAACATCAGCAATTTACGTTCTTACCAGAAAACATTTCTGAAACAAAGACCGTGATTCATCATAAAGATTATAATCGCTATAATAATGATCCTAGAAACCTTGCATTTATGGGTTTTACTGATCATCGCGATTATCACATTTTTAATAAAAAAGATTATTGGGATAACCTTTCTGAAGAAGAGTCGGTTAGAGTTAAAACAAAAATTAGTAATAGTTTGAAAAAGTACTATGCTAATTTTTCAGAAGAAGATAAAAAGAAGTTTTCTGAACTTTCTTCTATTATAAATTTAAAATGGATGGCTGATAAAAAAATCAATAATCCAGAAAGTTTTTCTGAATGGAGAAATAAAATTGGCAAAGCAAACTCTGCATATTTCAAAGCAAATCCACAGGCTGGAAAAGATAGAATTCACAAAGCGATTGCTAATAGAAAAGTAAGTCATAAAAATCAAACTCTCATCGTATCACAAAAAATGGTTCAAACTATTGTTGATATAGTTAAGGCTCAAAATACGGGTAGAATTGAAACTGCGAGCATGTTATCAATTGATAGTAATTTTATCAATGAAATGAGGGAAGTTAATCCAATTCAAGAAAACATGAATTGTAGAATTGATTTTAATAAAATTAGTCCAATGAAGTTGGATTCAATCATCGAAAAGGCTGGTTATTCTGGTTGGAGAGATTTTACAAGAAAAATTGCAAACTATAATCATCGTGTATCAAATATCGAATGGTTGGATGACGAAATTGAAGTCGGAACTATCACGGTTGATGGCAAAGAACGTTGGCACAATTATCATACTTTTGCAATTGAGAGTGGAATATTCGTAAAAAATTCAATCATGGATGATTATTTCTTTGCACAATCAGCAGAAGGTCGTGGATCAAAAGTTGAAACATTGCCTGGTGGTGATAATCTTGGCGAAATTGGCGACTTAACATTTTTCAGTAAGAAGATGGCTCGTGCCCTTCGCATTCCGACATCATATCTTGCATTGGGCGGAGATACCGATCAAGGCGGTGGCGCAAGTTATAATGATGGCAAGTTAGGCGCAGCCGTAATTCAAGAATTTCGTTTCAATAAGTATTGTATGAGACTACAATCATTGCTTGCTCCTATGTTTGATAAAGACTTTAAAAAGTTCTTAAAACAAAACGGTATTGAAATTGATAGTAGCTTATTTGAATTACGATTTAATCCACCACAGAATTTCACTAAATATAGACAGATTGAAATCGATGCTGCGCAAGTTCAAGTTTATCAGCAACTATCGGATAACAAGAAACTTTCTGAACGATTTAAGTTTAAAAGATTCTTGAACCTATCTGAAGAAGAATTGATTGAAAATGAACGAATGTGGGCAGAAGAAAATGCGGGAAAGCTCAAGAAAACAATAGGAACAACTCCTGCTGAAAGTGAGCCAGATGGCGATTTATCGTCCGTTGGTATTCGTATACCTGATCAAGGATTGGGCATTGAACCAGAGCCAGATTTGGGTGAAGCTGGCGCAGAAGAACCACCCGAAGGTGGAGAAGCAGGAGGCGCTGCTCCTCCTTCTCCAGCAGAAGCGCCTCCGATTTAAGGTATAAAAATGAAATTAGTCGAATTTGATAAAAATAGTGTATCAACCGGATATTATGATCCATCACAAGATCAATATAATGCGCGTCATTTAGACGATACTAGAAAACCTGTCTTGACGTTATCTACCTTAAATAGGCTTAAAAGAATGCGTGCCCTTAAAAAGCTTGAGAAATTAAAACACGAAGATTTAATCGGAATAATGTATTCTCCTCCTGAAGCAGAAGGTGGTGGTGGATTCGGCATATAATCCAATATTTTTGGATTTATACATTGACAAATTCATAAAATAAAATAATATACCCTCATAGTTTTTTATAGGAAAAATATGATGGTTCACAAACTATATGCCATTATGCTGTTACCAGCAGTTAAAAATATGAATGGAAACCGTGGCCGTATGGCTGTGCAAGCTGCGCACGGTTTTCTTCATTCTTATTGGGATTCAGTAAATCGTTTTCCAGAAGATGCGCTTGCATATCAAAACCAAGGCAGCGCATTCAAGATTTGTCTAGTGGTCGATACCGAAGAAGCACTAGAAACCCTTAAAAATAAGTATGAAAGCATTTGCGGGACTAGATTGGTTCTAGAACGGGGCACCAAGGCCGATGGGAGCGTCAATGAGGCCGTTAAGGGCATAACATGCCTTGGTCTAGGCCCAATCGAAGAAAGCCTTGTAGGGGATGATCTGAGGGCTTTGCGGAGCTTCCTATGACTATTAGTTTTTTAAAGAAAAACTTTCCAATGTTTGCGGCAGTATCTATTGCTATTCTTGGTAATATTCTTGTTTTCTATTCTTTTTTAAACCATATTACACACAAGTTTTCTTTTTGGTATTTGCACTTTGATGCGCTACTTGCTTTTTTGAATACTACTAATTTATATATCAATGGAACAATGCTAATTTTTTTGTGGAGAAAGGAATATGATAGCATTCCTTCTAATGAAGAAATTGCGGATAATTCTTGTATATTTAAATCTGATTTTGCGGATTGGTGCGCCGAAAATAAAATTTATGTAGAATGTTATTGGAAAAAAGATTCTACTGACGAATTCTCTGGATACAGACAAGAAATAGTTGTTAAGAACTTGTTAAATTATAAAAGAAAACTGGTTCTTTTGCGATTGAAAATATAGTTATTTCAAGACAAATTTAATTTTTCCACAATCATAAATTCTAGAATATCCAAGTTCTTCCATTGCCTCTCGTTCTGTCTTTTTAGACATATCGACGTTGAACTTTTTTTGTATTTTAGATTTTGTGAATAAAGATTTGTGATAAGTTTTATTTCTTTTTACATATTTGTAATCTGGCTTAATAGTATATTCTTCTACAAAACCACATTTTTTATAAAGCCCACCATCGCTATAGCGAAGATCAGCAAACGTTATTATTGGTTTGGAAATGCTTTTTCTCATTTCGGCTACTAGTTTTGAAAACACGCCCGCGAACACTCTACCATCTGTGCAGAACCTATTCATTTCGATTGAATTAGTCCCTCTTTGTGGCGATAAGGTTATAGCGGCAACTAGTTCTCCGTTTAAAGTTGCGCCAAACGCATCACTACATGGTCCAGGTCTTCCTTGAATATGATGTTTATCTATGAAAGCTGCGGCATCTTTCGTATTAATTCTAGAAACTTTTAATTCTCTAGCACCAACTCCTCTGATTGATTTATTGCATAAGTTTAGTATTTTAGATTTTATAATGTCCGCTCGTTCTACCCATTCATCTTCATTAACCATTAGCAGTCTTATGCCATTGTTCTGTGATAACACAAACTTTTTATGATGCTTATCGTCTATAATTACTGCGGATGAGTGATAGTAAAGACCATTGAACTCTATACCTAGATTGAATTTGGGAATAAAAAAATCAATTTCATACGGCGCAATAATACTTCGACTTCTTGATACAAACTCCAAATCATTTGATTTTAAGAAATGTGCTATTTCTCCTTCAAACGATGATCCATATTCAGTTCTTATATCATATTTTAGAACATAGTTGTTTATAGTAGATACATCTACATTTAACAATTTAGAAATACTTAGGGTAGAATTAGTTTGTAATAATTCTGATAATTTTTTTGGATCATCTAGGACAATTGCTGTTTCTGAACTGATGTTTGATCTAATACGAGAAATTTCTTTTCTGTTTATATTTGGTAATTTTAGAGCATTATCCACACCATATAATACCATCATAGTATTTTTTGATTTTTTTACAGCCTGTTCTACTAATGCACTATTTGCATAAAAATCAGAATGCTTTTGTTTAGCATTTAATGTTTGTCCTGGATTATTGACGCCAGTTTTTTCTAAAAGGGTTTCTTTGGCCTTGGCGAATCTTTCTTTTCTCCAATCCTCTCCTTTTTCGTCAAGGGTTTTTTTAAGATTTTTAGAAACAGATTCTGCTGCACATTGACAATTTCCAGTTTTTCCACAAAACTTCCAACCGTCCATTATACTTTTTAGTTTACGAACTCCGCCTAATTCACAGATTGGTCTAGTATTGTTAACTGCGCAATAGACGCGGGTTGCAAATTCAGTTGTCTCTGGCAAATCTTTGGTATTTTCATAAACCCATGCTAAAAATTCTTTATCTTTTCTAGCAGCAAAACTCCAATGTTTTGCACCATTTTCTGAAATAAACTTTTCTAAACGATATAGCATGATTTATATTTTATCATTTATATTTAAAAAATACAAATCAAAAAAAAGGCCGAGATTTCTCTCGACCTTTTTCTATTTATTTTCCTAAATCTAATAATATTAGATGAATGAAAGTGTGTTTGTATCGATTCCAACGAGACCGAGGAAGTCTGCTGCGTTACCGAGTGATGACGCAGTGTTTGACAATTCGATGTAGCCGTAACGTGTAAGGAACGAAACGACTGGTTCGAAGGTTTGTGGATCGATGACAACGCCTGAAGATGTCAAAGGAACGTATGGGCAGTAGAATGCTGCTGCGTCCATTTCGTTGCCCTTGTAACCAACGAGAACTGGTGTTGCGTCTGAAGCGTACTGGTCAACATAAACGCGCATTGAGTTGTTTAGAGTTCCGACATACTTTGTGTTTGTTGGAGCTTCGAAAACGCCTTCAGTTGTGCGAGCGAATGCTGATGTAGTAGCTGACTGGAGGATGGTAAGAGCGGTTGGTGAAACAACTACCCAGTTACCAGCGCCACGACGTGTGCGGCTAGCGATCAAGTTAGCTTGACGATTGATCAAGATAGCGAGAGCAGCGTGTACGTCGCCAACGAATGTTGGTGTACCAGAAACGTCTGATTGGTCGAACATTGCTGTTGGAGCACCTGGAAGAGCACGGAGAGAAACCAAGATTTCTTGGTCGATTTCTGCTGTGATTTCCTGAGCCAAAGCAGCCATGATTTCTGCTTCAATGTCGATGCCTTGTTGAGCTTGAGCGTCTTGAGCAGCTTCAAAAGTCCAGCGTGCGCTGAGCTTACGAGTCTTTGCTTCAACAACTTCCTTCAAGATTTGGATCGACAAACGATTACCGGCACGACCTTCTAGTGAAGGAGTAGATGCGCCCTTTGGCATCGATGTATTTTCATTACCTGAGTAGAAACGAGCAATGTCAAATGGTGACAAAGCTTCTGAACCAGCCGAAATACCACCACCTGCGGTTGGTACGGTATCAGCGTAACGAACACGGAGGGTATGGATTTGAGCAACTGGACCAGTCATTGGCTGAACGCCGATGATTTCGTTTGCGATAACGGTAGGCATAACGCGACGGATGACCGGCAAGATAACCTTGTTTAGTGTAGCGACAGATGCTGCGTTTGTTGCGCCTGCTGTAGCAGACTCCAACAACTTCAATTCGCGACGTGTATTTTCTAGAACGGTTTCCATAACCTTTTGCTTGGTTGTGTTGGCCGAGCCGTCTGCGTTTTTCTTAAGGTCTGCACCTTCACAGAGGGCCTTCTTAGTGGCTTGCCACTGTGATTCAAATAACTTATTCATTTGAGTATGACTCCTTGTTTACTTCTGGATACCAGCTAGTCTTACGACTTGAGCTAGTTCCGAATCTGTTTCGACTTCTACTTCAGCTTGCGCTTCGTAAAGTCGGCTGTTGCGCTGATCGCCCGTAATGACGGCGGATGTGCGCTTCTCGGTGCTACCTTCCATGAGCTTCTTTGAAGCTAATGGCTTACGATTGCTCTCACTGAGAACAACTGGGAGTAGCTTGTTGAAAGCATCGCGGAGGTTTACTGTTTTCACAGTCTCCAACATGCCTTCCATGACTGCGCGCTTTTCACCACGAAGGTTTGAGAGCAGTTCTGTCATTGTTGCATTACGATTTGCGCGATCCTCAGCAATTACTGCCTTGCGGCGAGCAACTTCTGTACTCTTCTCAACTTCGTTGAGCTTAGTAGAAACGTTTGCAAGTTCTTGATTTTTGCCTTCCAGCATTGTCTTTAACTTACGAACTTCTGTTCCTTCTGAGAGATAGCTAGTCATATATTCAGCGGCTACGGCTTCGAAAATTCTGCGTCCGAACATGTTCTGACGATTCAATTCTAGGTCTTCATGAAGCTGCTTCATCTCGCGCTTCAAGTTTTCGTTCACCATTTGTTCTACTTTAGCAGCAGAGAATTTGATGAACTTAGACTGTGTTTCCTTTAGAGCCTTGCGGCCTTCAGCAACCAGTTTTGCGCGTGTTTCGACTAGTGCGCGATGATCTTCGTTGAATTCGCGAAGTTCTTTTGAAACTTGCGTAATAACGAATTCGTCAATTTTCTTCAAGTGAGATGCTTGTTGCTTAGATGCTGCTTCTTTTAGTGAAGCAAGTTCTGCAACCATCATCTTCTTGGATTCTGCTAAAGACTTCTTTTCAGAACGTAGTGCAGAAACTTCTTTATTAAGTTGTTCCATGGCGAAATTACGAGTTAAACCCATATGTTCGCGAAGCTTCGCTTTATATTGTGAACGATGCTCTTTAACTGCTGTGCGGAATGCATTACGTGCTTCAACAACTTTCGTTACTTCGGCTGCTTTTGTGCTTTCATGCGTTGTAATAACATCAGTTAACATGCGATCCATGGCTTCAACCAAGTGTGCTTTATCGTGTTCATAACGACGTGCAAATTCTTCGCGTAAATTCAATTCAGATTCAGCGCGGGCTTCTTCCACTTTTTTAGAAAATGCTTCTTGAAGAGATTCCATGATCTCTGTTGAGAGACCTGTTTGTCCAAGAAGTTCGGCAAGAGTTTTATCCATAGGATTTATTCTCCTTTGGTTACTTTAAGTTGTTGATCCATTGCAGGAGTTCCTCTTTGAGATACTTCTGTGCCTTCGGAT